AGAAAGGGTCGGTCTAATAGGCTTGATCTTTCTTCGTCTTTGCTCTGCCGCCAACTGTCTACTAGTAAACCCAGCCCATACCCCGTGCATGTCAGCCGGTGGAAACTCTAATGCGTACTCCAAACACTCTTTCTGAACCGGGCAGGTTTTACAGATGGCTCTTGCCTGAGTGATATAGGTAATATCCTTATGTTCCTTGGGGAACATTAGTTGGGTCTTTCCTTTGCATGCAGCAAGGTCAAACCAAGTGGATTCCTGTATATCTACAGATTTATCCAGTTGGGGAACTATAGTGGGGTCTTCATGAATCACTTTCTTTCCCTCCCTGTGTTGTTGTCTCTCTCTATAGGGATCGGACTGTTCTTGCGAACATTGAGGGATTTTCTGGGCGTCACTTCTCCTCCGCCTTTATCTCCTGTGTGTAGGCGTGGAATGGACCGCCGGTATACGGGTCACACTTCGCTGCGATTTGAAGACTTTTCAGAACTACTCGTTTTGCCTGAGCAGCAGATAGTCCTTTACTTGCGGTCAGGGCGTGTAGTGACCCGAGCGCATATGCGGCTCCAGTGCCAACGGAGTAGAGCCCCCCGGCCTCTGAAGTCCACGAATAGTCGTTTTCTATGATGTAAATAGTTGCGTTCACAACTACTACGACAGACGACCCCTGTTCTGCCCCCTTTTCCTTCGCCTGTTTCTCCTCCGGCATCGCATATCCCTGTTGCTCAAAACATGATCTAAGAGCAGGGACGAACTTAGAAGTAATGAACTGGTCTAGTTTCTTCCCCCTTAGGTTCGCTGGTACTGCAGGGGGCTGGAAGACATGGTGAAGAATATTTATCGCGCGGACATCACCTGCGGCTCCTAGTAGATACTTCTTGCTAAGGGCGATCTTGGACTGGCCGTTTCCTAGAGTGGAACTTTGGTACGCGAACCCTCCAGTATCAAAGGAAGAGATTCTTGTGTCAGCGCCGACGACCACATAGTTGTCGCCCTGTATTGCGGCAATTGTTGTCATGTAAACCTACTAACTTTCTGAAATTCAGAAATAAATTAGTGGTTCTTTTTTATTGTGTCAAGAACGCCATTTTCTAGCGTTGTGCAAATGCACGGAACCGTACGCAATAGCGCCGGCGATAAAGCCGTACTGTTTCGTGGTAATGGCGTAAATGATCCAAAGACACTCGTTGACAAAAGCGACGACCCAGCCCCACCAGCGTCTTTGGCCTACAAGAAATAAGCCGGAAACGCCTACGGCGCTCAGTATCCAAGACCAGGCCATTTAGATTTAACTAAGCCCGGTACTCTTTCCCACGGAACATTGACCAGCCGTTGTAGATAGCCATGCACTCGTAGGAGAACTTGTGCTCGCCATCGTCTTCGTAGTTCACGATTCCGATGCCCTGTTGCCAGTTTTCGTGGCGAACCAGTGGGCGACCGTCAAGGTCTACTCCACCCTTGGTGGAAGGTATAGCACCGTCAATACGGGCTAGACACCCAGGAGAGGCAGCCATGATGGTGCGAGGACCGTCGTAGTCCTCCCTGGTCTTGTAGGCACACTCAATACGGTGGATGTGCCCATAAATGACCGACGTCTTCTCTGCATTGAGATATACATGGGCGGTAGACCCAGATGACTTCACGCGATCACCGTGGATAATGCGGAGTTTCTTGTTGACCCAAAAGTCGGCTGCCGGGTATCCGGGGAAGTATTCAACGCCGAACTCGTCCATTCGGCAGAGATACGGAACGCTCAGAACAGGCCAGGACTCCGGAGTATTGCCCTTTCTGAGGCCATAAGCCGCTGCGGCATTGGTCAATAGGTACTTAGGCATACGCTCTTCGTGGTTTCCAGCCAGCCAGACGATTCTGGCGTGTGGGGCTGCCGATCTCATTTGGGCACAGAACATAGTGGCACGATCAATCGCGGCCTGCGTGGTTTGCGCGTAGGCCGGATAAGTCAAGTATTTGCCCATTTCGGGGAGGTCAAGGTTGTCCCCGACGCACACAATCAGTTCCGGCTGGAGTTCCTTGATGACCGACAAGAGGATTGAGATAGCGGCCTCGTCGTGCGTTGGCTCCAGTTCGCCGTTCATATTCCTGAAGTAACCGATTTGTATATCAGGGGGGATAACGCAGGTTTTGAACCCTGTTGGTGTCTTCGGTTTTGTCGTTGACTTTTGTAGTTGTACGGGCTTGCCCTGCTGGATTACTGGCCACTCTGGCCCAGTCTCCCATTTGGGGGAAAACTGAATAGCGGCAAGGTCGTGAATCTGAGCCTCGCCCTGCTCATCTTTGAGCATTGACTGGTAAAGAGAGACCTTCTTGATGTCCCCAATCTCTGCAAGATCAATATTCTTGCGCTCCAGCATGTCGGCAAGAGTTCCGAGAAGTTTCTTCTTCATCTCTGTGGAATTCGCCTGAGACTCTGTTGCCTCAAGATCTTTCAAAAGTTTCTTATTGTCAGCCATTCTTGGCCTCCTTAATGCATGGGCACTCTTCTCCGGAGAAGCATTCACGGCGTTTTTCCCTCAAATGAGTTATTCCTCCGTTATATCCAGACTGTCGGATATGGGGGAGAATCTTTGCGGCGGAAACTTCAGGGTTTTTCATGATTCGCTCAAAAACCTCAAGAGTTTCTTCGTCAAGGTTTTTCATGAAAACACCAAGCATGCAACGCTTTGGCTCTTTGCTGTTTTCTAGTTGTAGCAACTTGTCAGCCAACATGTTCGCCTCCTATTTGGTCAACGCGGTGACGACACGTTAGTCAATTCGCTCGCAACGCGCAAGCATGATACTCTCTGGAGGGGTCGCTGCGAGGAAAGTATGGCGGATAATAAAGTCGCACAACTCAAGAAAGAACTTGATGTTCTTTTGAGCAGCCCAGAACTAGTTGAAAAAGTAATGACCACTCTTGATGATCTGAGAATAGTTCACTATCAAGAAGGCTCAGAAACTCCGCTTTTTTCAACTGCCGGCAGAGTGCTCTACTCTCTGATGTTAGACCCATACATGACGCAGAGGGCGCTTGCTGTTTACCTACAACTCAGCGAAACAATGATTGAAAAAACAATTAAGTCGTTATTAGAAGATGGCTTAATTACAAAGACAAAAGTCAATCGCAAAAATGTCTACACTTTTGATATAAATCTTTTGCTAAAACACCCTGATATACAACGCATACCGCCGATTCTCAAGGAAGTAAATAGACTTAGGTCACAGCAGGTTGATGATGAACCGCTGTTCTAGGTACAATTCTTGACCGTGCCAAAGAACCCGCCCAAAGCAAAACCAAAGCCAGAACTTCCGGCACCTACGTTTAAGTACGGATCAGCGACTTACGTGTGCCTAGCCTACGCAAAAATGGTGAATAAGCCATTTGGGATTATCAATATTAGGCAATTCACGTACAGGTACAAAACCGACTACGAGGTAAAGCGCTCATTGGATGTGCTTGTTAAAAATGGTTCAATTAAAAAGGTTACAGAAGATACCTGGGAAATAACGCCCAAAGGGATTACGCATGTGTACGATTTTGCTAAGCGTCGCGAACTTGCTGAATATCCCTCATCCTACTGAGCGTTTTTGCTCACAAGCCACGCCTGGAATGTCTCGTCACTAAGGGGCATGAACCACAACTGGCAAGAGTCTAGATCTCTGGGGTCTCCGATGAGGGTCCAACATATTTGGATGGATTCAGCCGCAGGACACGAACCAGCATTGCACTCAAGCCCATAACGGTTGATAAACCATTCAACGGCGCAACCATCGTATTCCGTCCGGCACGAACCATTTTCCGGATTGGGGCAGAAAACTTCAACAATGTCAACCTCCGAACGGTTGATCCTGAGATGGATTTTGTGGCCGTCGTTGTGCCAGACCATTTCCTGCGACACGGGGTCTCCTTGGTTAGATTTTAAAAAACTACCCCGTCTTCAGGCATTCCTCCACATGCCTATTTTATCTTCTAAGCCTTGGCCTTCTTGTCAACCCTGTTGAAAACCTCGTTGATTTCTTCAACGCTCAGTTTTCCATCGTCAAGGAATGCTCTGGCCAGACCCTCAATGACAGTGGCGACACCGGCGATTCCAGCCATAAAAACGGCTTTCCAGAGCGGAACACCGGCAATTGATCCCGCGCCTATAACGCCGAGGCCGTTGGCAGCAAAAACCGCCATAATTCTTAACAGTACTGTTTTCATTTGAACCCCCACACCCCTGTGGATTATGTATGTGATTTCGCGCAGGATGCTGAGCAGAACAAAAGGTCTGCTTTCATCCTCACAATCCCCCTAGCGGTCTCTTTCCCGCATTTGTGGCATTTACACGCCGAACCCTTAATGCCCACGTAGCGGACCACTGAGCCATATACGGCGGGATCCTGGGGGACATTAGTGCGCCCACCTGACTGTGGCTTTGCCGGCTTCTTACCCGACATCTTTGAACTCGCCTATCGCATGGTCGTTGATGTGGTCGTCAATCTTTTTTTCAGTACGAATAGCGGCTTGCTCAACTCTGTCAATTGATCTTCCAAGATTCTTTGCGATCAAGTCAAGTCTTTCCCTGAGAGCAGCATGGTCGGACTTGTTCTCCCTGCGTCCCTTCTCAATGAGGGCCACAGAAAGAGCGCTAACCATGCCGATGATGGCGATGATTATGTTTTCCATTACTTAGTACCGCCCTTTTTTGGCCTTCTAAGCCGGGCGGTCAGTCTTTTTTTTCCGGCTTGGGCAGGGCACGCCAGGCTGCTTCAAACTTCGCAGCGTCCTTGGCCATCTCTGGGTCAAGTTCAATGTGGAGCCACTTTCCGCCGAAAGAACCAGCATTGTCCTTTTCGTTAAAAATCTTGACGCCCTTGGCGCCCTCGCCGCGTGATGAACGGTATCCACGGCCGTAGCCAGGCTTTCCATCCTTGACGTTAGCGTCAAATGCGTAGTCGTGGATCTCAACAATCCCGAGTTCTTTGGTGTGCTTTAGAAACCACTCCCACATCTCCACGCCAACCTTGCGGTCGTCATAGCCGATATCCGCCGCAGCACCAGTGGCATGCACAGACAACCACTTCTCCATACCGGGATCGCCAATCTTCTTTCCCTGGGTATGCGAGTTTCTCATAAGGCGCGCCGAGTAAATACCTAGGTTCTTTGTCTTCCAGCGCTTACCGCAGAGTTCAACCAGTTTTACGGTCCCAGGCTGGGCCTTCTTGCCGTCAAATGCTGGGTAGTAAGGATATGGACGTGTCATATTCTTCCAATCTCTTGTATGGCCGACCTAAATATTGTACAGCAGTGTTTAATCTTTGCTGGCAAAAAGAGCGGCGAGATACACGGCTAGAGATACAACAGATATCCAAATTCCCCAAGTTCTTGTATCACCGCTTAGGGTGATTAGGACTAGCCCAGTTCCGCCAAGCGTCCATGAAAGATCGCCAAGGTTGTCAAGCAATTTTCTCATTAATTTCTCCTAGATGTTGTTACAGGTGGTGCAGCAAAAACCATTACAGCAGATACTCCAATTATGACTCTTCTAGCACCGACTGGAATAGAAGAACCTAGTGGAACGTAAGAATCTGTTGAGCCATCAAAAACATTGATCTCTTCCTCAAACGCTTCCCTCACTTCTTCTGGCGCGTTTTGAACTGCGGCCACAAGTTGTTCTGCCTGCTCTGATGTGAGTTCAGAAACATCAATTGCAGCAAATACTTGAGTTGCCTCTTCTTGTGTTATCTGCTCTAAGGCTTTAGCGGTAGTTGCTATTGCTACAGCCTGTTCAGTTGATATTGAAGGAGTTATTTCTGGGATAACGGTTGTAGTTGTTGGCGAAATTGTTGTAGTGGTTGCAAAAAATGTTGTAGTCGGAGCAATAGTGGTAGTCGGAGCGGCTGTAGTTGTTGGTGCAGTAGTAGCGATAGTTATTTGTACCGTCGTCGTCGGTGGCGTTGTTTCCTGTTGTTCTGGTGGTTGTAGTACCGTAGTTTGGGGGGCCGAAGTGCTGGTACTGGTTGCAACAGGAACCTCCGTACTAGTTGTTGTAGTTTCAACAATTGTAGTTGAGGTAGTAGTCGTGGTTGTGGGAACAGTTGTTGTAGTTGTAGTTGTAGTTGTAGTTGTAGTTGTAGGGCTAGATATAAGCAGGGAAACTGGATCTGAAGTTTGTGAATAGACACCATTTGTGTCGTTGTCTGCTCTGACTGTAAAAATATAGTTTGCGTCAAGCCCTCCGGTTGAACTGAATAGTTCATAACTAAGAAGAATTTCTGTATTTAAAGAATTTGCATCACCGACATTACCTGTGGCAACTCCCCATCCTGATTGACCATTTGACCACGATATTGCGTATCTCTCTGGGGAAATTCCAGAGTCGTTGGTCGCGGCTTCCCAATTTAAAAAAACACCGTCTTCTCTTGGCTCAACAGAAACAGACGTTGGGACCCCTAGGAACATCTGGACAGTTGTGGTGCTGGTGGTTGGACCCGATATAAGAGTCGGCTCAGACTGAGTTTCAACAACATAACTAGTCCCATACCAGGCGTCTGGATTGCCACAACACACCCCGGTTCTTAGTCTGTAATTACCCGGCTGCGCCTCATACAAAATTCTTGAATCAAGACCATAGTGATCGTCGTTGGCAGTTACTAGATTCCAGACTTGCTGACCATCAATGATTTGCTCTTGATAAAGCCACAACATTGAGTCAATTCCATACTGCTGTGCGTATGTTCTGAAATCAAGAGTTTCAGGTTCTGCAAATGTGAAGTAATAATCGGATGCGCCGTAAGTAGTAAAAGTGGCCGCTTTAACTGAAGAAGGAAACATGCCCAGTATCGCAACTGGGGCAATGACTATTAATCTGAGCAGTCGTTTTAAGTTCACCCACACACCTCTGCACAATTTTAGCAGAGGTGACTCTTACCATTTATTAAGAGGGCAGGTTGCGTGTTCTAGTTTTGTCTTTAGTGGCATTATGCAACCACACTGGCGACACTGTTTTGTCGGGAGAAGTTCTGGACACTGCTCGCAGATTGCCATTCTCTCGGCAGCAATACCATCAGAAACCTTTGGCGTATCAGGGTTGAAGAGAGCAGTCGGCCCTACTTCACCGCGCTGCTGTCTTTCAAGATTCTTCTTTTTCCACTCTTGCCACGGATTTGTCATGAACCAGATTCTAGCGGATCGTAGAACTTCTCGCCATCCCACATCCAGCCTTCTGGAATTGATACTTCAGATGGAATGATTTTTGGATCACTTGACATTATGGCAACAAACTTTTCCGATATCGGTTGCACCTTGTCGTCGGGAGTGACGTGCATAGGTGTTTTTATACCACCTGCCACTTCTCCATCAACAACAAAAATAAAATATTTAGACATTTATTTTCCTAACTAAAAAGGTGGTGAATATGGATTGCAGAAGGTCGGACCAACTGCTCTATAAACGCCAGTAAGAGTACATCTTTCTACATTTGTGGGACCGTAGTACCCATCGGGACACGGAAATGCATAAGCACCAGAAGAGTTTGTATAGACCCAACCTACTCCTCCGACCACATTAGATGCTACATACTGAGATAGCGCGCCACCGACGACAGTAAGAACATCGTATGTTACATATTCGTCAACATCAACCCAACTGTCGGAAGGAACACAAACCCCCGTAGTGTCTACCCAGGTGGTTGTTGTACACCCAATTGTTGACCAGTCTGGATACGGGGTGTAGTTCCAAGCAATTGTTGACCAGTCCGGATAGGCAGTATAAACCCAGGAAATTGTTGAAAAGTCTGGGTATGCAGTATAAACCCACGGAGTGACCCATACTGTTTCTGAGCCGCCATCAGAGTATGTCCATGCGGTGTATGGTCCGGCAGTACAAGATACTGAAGGATTTATAAAACGAGTTCTTGATCTTGTCCTGCTTCTACTGCGTGTTCTTGTTCTAGTTTTTGATCTTGTCCTAGTTCTGCTGCGAGATCTGGTTCTAGTTCTTGTTTTATATGTACTTCTTTTTTGCTGTCTATTGCCGCAATCGCCACAAACGAGTTGCTGAGTGCATGTTGTGTCGCATCCGTTATTGCCAACATAAGAACCGTCATTGCAGGTGTATAGAGTCTCAGAACAAGTGCCGTCATTACAGTCCGTTTGTGTTTCAATACAGTCAGGACATCCATTTGTATAGTTTTCTGTTATTGTTTCAGAACAACTTCCGTCTGTACATGTGTTGTCAAAACACGTTCCATCAGTACACGACGTATCGGTCTCAATTGTCCATGGAATGTTGTTAGAAGAAGCCGTGCTCCATTCGCTCCAGCCATAAGCATTGAAAGCCCGCACTCGTATTTTGTATCTGTTTGTGTTGTATTGAGTGAGTATTTGATGACTCAACGAAGTAACTTCAGTTCCAGCAGACCAGGCACCATCGTTGGTTGAAACTTGATATTCGTACTTAGTTATATCAAGCCCATTGTCGGCTGGCTTTGTCCAGTTGTAAGTTGTATTTACACAGCCGTTTGAAACTGTTGGTGCAGCAGGAACAGAGGGTACTCTGGCAAATCCAGAATAACCCTTAGACGAACTTCCTCTTCCCGCTATAAAAGGCACTACTACACCTGCGCGTATCTAGCCTGGCTCGCAAAAACAGCAACCGCATTAGTCCCAGTTCTTACAAAAGTAAAAGTGTAAATATCAATGCCGCTTCCGCCTGCCGGGATTGCGCCGCCGAACCAGTATGTGGTCACTGTAGGTGGTGAGGTTTTGTCTCCATCAACAACAATTCCAGATGTTCCAAACTGTCTTGAGTTTGGGTTTTGGATCATCACAACAATAGTCGCTGAATTTGAATCAGTAGTCAGCAGATCGGTTAGCCGAGTTCCAGCATTTCCCCTAAAGTTGATTCTCATGTTTGCTGCATGCGCACCAGTGAACCAGTAGACAGCACCGTCAAGAAAATTGACATTGGTATCTGTGGCTGTAGAGGTAATGGCTGTTGAGTTTCTTGTTGCCTTCTCCAGAAGTTGCCCAATAGAGGCAGTGCCTGAAAGAGTTGTAGTGCCAGAAAGGGTAAGCCCAGATCCAAGTTTTGCACTTGTCACAGCAGCGTCTCTAATTGTTGCTGTTGTAACTGCTTCTAATCCCGACGTTTGAAGCAATTTTGCTGTAGTTACGGCGCCGTCCTCAACCTGGGCAACCTGCTTTGTCCATGCAAAAACTCCAGGAGATGTTTGGGTGTAAATATATGTTGCAGGATTTCCAGTACCGTCATCCTTGATGTAGGCAAAGCGCCCTTCCTGAAGTTCCGGCTCGTCAACATCGCCAAACGCTGCGTCTCTTTGTGCGATTGTGTCAAAGACAACGAACGCCTGGTCCATGAAAAACTGGTTGACTTCTGTGGCGTCAAGAATTTCATCATTTACGAATTTTTTAATAGGCATTTAGGCCTCCGTCGCTTCTTGTGACGTTAATTCTACCTCAATCCATGATTGGCTATTTTCATCCCAATACCATTGCCCTTCTTCCGGCATCGGAACCGGGGGATTCCATCTGCATGTTGTTTCGTCAAGAATCCATGAAGAAAAGTTTTGAGGTGGTATAAAGGCATCAAGAATGGGGTCATAGGCATAGCCAATCCCTGCATAATTTTTTCTAAATGAGTTGTTGTAAGAAGTCTGTACCCATTTTCCTTTAATTATTGAATTACAGAACGCGATGCCAACCTCCTCAGATTCATTGCCGTTCTCATCTAAGCAGTCAGAGTTGTCAACCCTTATTACATTGACGACAACATTATTTTCATCTAGGAAAGCAAAGTGGGCCATTATGGATAAACCCTATACCTTATATAGCAAATACCAGACCCACCAGACCCGCCGAGATCCCGACCCCCGCCACCACCGCCACCGTATTGTGCGGTGCCATTTTGGCCAATATATGTTGGGTCTGCTACGCCGTATCCGCGACCTCCACCATGGGTCGCTGTTGCTCCATAGTCTCCGCCCCCACCGCCGCCACCTCCACCCCGAAAAAGAGAAGTAAAAATCCACCCAGACTGTGGAACTGCTGAACCACCTCCACCTGGTCCACAGTATGTTGGAAATCCTGCAGCGCTTCCAGCGGTGCCAGCAGACCCAATACCGCCCCCACCGCCGCCTGAATATAGGTAGCCCCACGCACCATCAAACCCCTGCTGGCCTGTTCCTCCTGGCTGATAGAAGCCACCCCCACCACCGCATCCACCGGAAAAACCAGCGTTTGCGTACGCTCCACCACGCCCTCCACCAATCGCTGTAATTGTGTTTACCCCTGGCCCTGAAAATGTTGAGTTACCAGCACTAAATCCAGGAGCCGAGTGGCCGGGCCCACCTGCTCCACCAGCGGCTATGACTATTGAATATGACCCATCCCTAACGAACGCTTTAGTAATAATTCTTCCGCCGGCGCCACCGCCGCCTGCTCCGTTGTGGTCAGAACCTCCTCCTCCACCGGATCCAAGAAAGTCAATTTCTATTTCATCAAAACCTTGGCTTACGGAAAAAGTACCACTTGCTGTAAACATGTGCACCTTGTACCCACCGGAGGAAGTAACAGAAGAACCACCAGTAGCAACTATTTGTTGTCTTCTTGAAGAAGCCAACATTCCCTGCAGAATCATGACGAAGATATATCTCCAACTACTACCCACTCATTTTGGGTAATCATAATTATTGTTGCTGACGAATATCGCGTTCTTAGGTAAATTGTTGCAGTTCCGGGGTTATTAATTGAGTCGCCAACCGCGGATCTTAGGGTTACATTGGTAAATCCTCTAATGTTTGTTCTTCCTGTTCCGTATTGCATGATGTGAAAGTTTCTTCCAGGAGAATAAGTAATATTCTGCTGTACATAAAAAGTGTTTGCAGAAGATCCCGTGGAGCGAATCATTGCCCCCATATGGACAGACTGGGCATAAAAAGTAGTAGAACTATAAGAAAATAGCCCGCCTAGTGTCAGTATGTTGTTGACAGTGTTTGAAACAGTAGCAATACCCGCCGCGTTCAGCGATATGTCTTGTTCTATTTCAGGTATGCGTCTTGAGTTGTTATATGCTTCAGTATCCCTGAATGTCATTGGACTATCCTGTTTACATAGCCAAATCCATAGCATTCCGATCCAAGTATGCCATCTAGGGCGCGAAACTTAATAGTCGTAACGTTTTCGCCATCTCCAGAAAACGGTATTCCTGGCAAAGCCAGCCATGTTGATGAGGGATAAACTTTTTCTTTCATGAAGTAAACGTCATTAACTATTACGTCTACTAAGTATTCGTTTAGTGATGGATTTGTAATCCAGAACCAAACCTCATCTAAAATTGAACTGCTTGTTCCTGTCTCGTGGACTACTGGCTCAAGAAGATACGCAGGGAATGTGTCAATGATTGGTCCGTTTGAGTCTCCAGCGCCACTCAGTTTTACTTTTGTAAATGTTGACATCAGTTAACCAACCAATAAACAAGACCCGAAAGCCATACAGGAATCTGTGGTACAAAGTTTAGCAAAATAGGCCCAGCCTTCTTCTTGATGCCAACATAAACCCACAAAGAGGCGCCGACTAGATGTATGGCAGGACCAATCGGATACAGGTCAAATGCGTGACAAATAATTGCTATAAAAACAAGTGATGGGGCGGTCCATTCAATTAGTTTGAACACACAAGCAGATCCGCTTTGTTTTTTTTTCATGTGTAAAATCTAACATATGAACGAAAATTTGCCCTTGCAAAATATCCCGTCAATTCCGTCAAGGGCTGAATTAAAAGAAAATACGATATCACGCAAGTCTCTTGTCAAAATATCAGTAGACGCTAGTGCGGATTCCTGGATAGCGAAAAGTATGTTTGGCTATTCAATACTTAGAAATGAAGACTGCAAAAATATTCTATCTGATTCAAGGTGGCTTTCTGCAGTTGGGTTACTTGCTGACCTAAATCCATACACAACGCAAGAGTTTAAGACAAGAAGAAAAACAGGGATGTTGGCAGTAGACGGCGAGCCACACAAAAAACTTAAAAAAATAGCAAATGCGGCATTCTCAAAAGATGCCGTAATGAAAATGGATTCAGAAATTAATCGCACTTTTTCGGAACTTATTAATTCATTTAGCCCAGGAGATGAATTTGACATATCGCAAAAAATCTTCAAAAAATTTCCAATACTTGTCATATGTGACATGATTGGACTTCCAAGAGATAGGGCTGACGACTATTCGCGATGGGGTGAAAACCTGCTGAAAAATTGGGAAAACAACTATCGGAAGTCAACTGAAGAAATATTGACATCACAAAAAGAAATGGATGAGTACATTCTCTCGCTTATTGAAGAGCGCCGAAATAATCCAAAAGATGATTTGATATCCAGGCTTGTGCATCCAGTTGACAAAAGTCAAAATATGAGCGATGAAGAGATAATCACATTTATTGAGACAATAACAACGGCAGGAATTGACACCGTTTTTCATCAACTCGGCTCAGTTTTCCTTCTTATTGTAAACAAACAACAAATATGGAATGAATACAGAGACAACCCTCAAAGCAGGTCATGGATAATTGATGAGGTTATAAGAATCACAAACGCCGTTCACGAAACGGGCAGAATTGCCTCACAGGACATCAACTATAGAAACACGATGTTCCCCAAAGGAACGATAGTTTTTTTAAATATCACATCCGCAAACAGGGATGCTTTTGAGTTTGAAAACCCTGAAGATATTCAGGATGGAAGAAAGCCAAACATTGCATTTGGATGGGGCGCTCATAGGTGCTCCGGTCTTTTTATGGCAAAAGCGGAGATAACAGCCGCAATGAACTACATAGTAGAAAATTTGCCCAACATAAAAGTTATTGACACGCCTCAATACACCAAGTCAAATGCAGCGGTATACGGCCCGTCTTCAATAATGGTCAGAATTTAGAGTTCACTGATAATCTGTTCAAAAGTTTTTCCGCTGTAGTCAACCGTCAGCGAGATAACCCAGTCATTAAATGAAGACGATGCCGGTGGATAAGGGTGCGGAATCTTCTTATAGTCTGGGTCGCCTTTTAGAAACCTAACTAAGTGCATATCCGGCATTGAGTCAATTTCGTCAATGATTGATTGAGGAGGACTTAGCCTTTCAAAAATCATCTTTGAATAGATGGCCATTGGGTGTTCTGAGTTGAATTCCCCACCAACAAGTTGTGACCATTCCCTCATTGTTTTAAAAAGTTGAATCATTGATTTTGCGGCCCACATGGTTGATGGAGTTGGGTCGGACTGAATGTCAAACCATGACTCCATCTCTAAATATGTAATATAGAATTCAGGCTCACAATTGATGACATGCTCGTATTTTGTAACATTATTGACTTCCACAACGAAGTCAGAAACTTCAGACCGCTTCACAAACCCATGTCCGTGACTCTGGTACTCAGTGCCTTCCGTTACCAGAACACCCGTGTATGAGAGATTGTCGCATCTTTCCATGTTTTGGAGAGAGTCAGGTTTTTCCTCTGTAAGGAAAACGCATTTTTCAATGAAGAAAATCCCTCTGTCATGGGGGTTGGAATCTCTTAGAAGTGTGTCAATATCAAGCATTTTCAAGTTCCTCAATCTTGTTGATAACTACTTTTAGTTTATCAACATTGCGAGCGACGCTCATTTTTGCTAGATGCTCGTGCCTTGGTATGTTTTCAAAAGTTGCGGTTGCTTCATTGACTTGTTGTTCGTTTGTGTAATCAAAAGAATCCGGGTCAACACCTACAACAAGAAGATTCATATAAAGGTCCTTAATAAGAAGTTCCTTTATTTTATTAAGCGCCTCGGCCCTGTCCTGTATAGTCAGAAAATTTGAAATATTCATACTTGCTCCTATTTTTTCAGTCTCAGTCTCTCAAGAATAGAATACTTCCCTCTTTCGGTAAGGGCATTGTCTACCCTCACGCGTTCCCTCCTGTATGGAGCAGCAGTGCCCTCAAGAGGGGTTATGTGACCCATGCCAAAACCAGTGCTGGCCACAAATCTGTAATAAGACTCGTCATTGAATAAGATTTCTTTTGTATTTGACGAACGCTGAAATGGAATCACCATCATCAAGGGTGTTCCCCATTTGATAGAAAAAGGAGAGTCTGTCTTAATATTTAAGACAATATTTGCTGTGTGGTAAAAGTCCGTATGAACAACGGCTGGGAGAACGTCGTAATTATTGTTTGGCTCCCATAGAACCGGCAGAAAAAGCGACGACCACCCAGGCGCTGTCTCAAATCTCCATGGATTAACAATCTTGGGATACTGGGCTTCTCTTGTTTTGCCGTTTCTGACATCGTTAATAGGACATCCCACGGCAGCCTCGTAATCAAACCCTTCTATTTTGGAAACATCTGTGCCGCCTGAAGCAAACGCAAAGTTTGCGCCCCTTGTTTCCCATCTTCCTTCATTACTCGGCCTAAAATCAAAATTTGTCCAACAGGGGATGGTGACCCCTATGTTATAGAAGTCATTTATTCCAGCGCACCTTCTTAGGGAGCCTGGATTTTTATGCAGTCTTTTAAACCAAGACGGATAGGTTTCAACAGAATTAATGAATGGGGGCATCTCCATCAGTCTGTTGTCAAGCGGGGTAATTCGTATTTGACCAGGCTTTACTTTGGGATTCTTCTTCATGACCATTCATCCTCAATTGCGCTGAGTTGCCTCAATGCAACAGCATGGTCAATGAGTTCATGGTTATGACGAGACTCCCTCATCTGTGCGGCAACATTTTCAACCTGCGTCCTAATGTGCAATCTGTCAATTGTCCTAGTAGATGGCCCAGCGCTAAATACGCCCTGTCCTTGAGCGACATGAGCCATATGGGGAGTGTGGAAAAGTTCCATATGCAAATGAGGAACGTCGGTCCTGTTTGGGGGTCTCTCTGACCAGATATCAATAAGTTCCTGCAACTCTTCGTTAAGGGGCTTTTCCTTCATCGCCGCCCAGAACGCCGTGTCAGACCTATCGCTGTAGTAATGCAGGCGAATCATTGTGAGTATGTTTCTCATAATCTCGCCATACGACTTATTGAAGTGTTTTTGTGACTTTGTGTACGAATGGTCATATGCCGCAAGATAGGGAATCATCATTTTAATTTGTTGGATTGAAGAGCCGATGCTTGTTGCTTCTAACGGCTCAACAAAAGAGCCAGCAAGACCAATCGCAACACAGTTTTTTACCCATACCGAATCAAGGTATCCAGCGTCAAACTTGAAGTGTCTGTAGTTGTCTATCTTGTAGCCAGATATTTTTTCTGCTTCTTTAACAGCCTCATCTTCTGAACAAAAAGCGGAAGAAAATACATATCCGTTACCACGACGTTGCTGTGTTGGTATTTCCCAAACCCAGCCGCTATCGCCTGCTATCGCCCTTGTATAGGGGCGAATTTGACCCGATGGGTCGGACTCTGTTGGAAACGCAATTGCTGAGTCTGTTAAAAGATACTCGCTAAAAGAATTCCACTTCTGATTTCCGAGTTTTTCCATCAAGACTCTTCTGAACCCAGAAGCATCAAACCAGAAATCGGCCTCAACTGAATCTGCCATATCCGTCTTAACAGATACAATGTTCCCGCTTTCCGCGTCAAGAACTATGTCATTGACTATTCCATCAACAAACTTAATTGACCTCTTAAAACAAAGCGACACAAAGTATTCATTCAGTTTATTCGTATCAAAATGAAACTGGTTTGTGGACCTATGGAGTCCATGAACACGTATTTGATTTCTGACAAGGCCTACGGAAGTTGTCTGGTCGGTAAATAATTTTTCGTTCTCAATGAAATATGCGTAGGAGGCAAACGCGCCCCAGGCAAATATTTCATCAACTTCACTAACGCTGTGGAAATACTTTGGCGTATGAGTAGTCCAGTTTTCAAATCGGATTCCATACTTGTGGGTTGCGTCGGTTGAGACAATCATCTCCTCAAGGTCTATGTCGCAGTGCTTCATAAACTCAGACCAATGCTCAGTGCTTCCCTCACCAACACCAATAATGCCTATTTGAGATGAAGAAATAATAGTTACGGGCGCACTTGGAAATGCTTTTCTCAGCATTAGTGCGGTTATTAGTCCTGCTGTGCCTGAACCAACTATGCCAAATGAAAGAGGTTTTGTTTTTTCCATCATTGGAACCACGTTACCATTGAATACTTAGTTCCTTTTTGGACGGGATGAGCGATGTGTGTGTATGGAAAGTTGCTTGGAAAAAGAATCACTGAGCCAGGGTCAAGTTTTGTTGAAAAAGTAAAATTGACAAATTCAAGTTCTCCGCCAACTTCTGCTGTCCCGAGGCTTGCTACAAGACTAAAAACTCTTTTATTTTCTGGATGGTGGTCATGGTGCGCTTTGTATTCGGCCATTCCTGTGTATTTAAGGATTGAGATAAGTTCATGGCTTCCGCCGCTAAGAGAATGGTCTTCAACATAGTCATTGACGACCTCAATGCAGGGGGCGTATATCTCAGACCTAAAGATTTGAGAAAGTTCAGTCATTCCATATGGGGGCAAAAGACTTGTTGCCATGCAACTCATTGAGGTTCTGTGCTTATTGAGATGTCCAGAACCTCCACCAACTCTTGAATATTCCCAGAAAAGTTCTGTTTCTTCATCATTTTCTATTGATTGTTCAAGTTTTTGAATGAAATCTTTAGGGTCAAAAACATCTTTGTAAATACTGATGCACGTTGCTGGATTTTCAAAAATCATAAGACACCAAAAGTTCCTTCTGCAATAACAGCGTCCCCCTCTGACAGTATTTTAAAACTGTATTGACCTTCTGTATTCATTCTCACCCTAAACTTTGCAGAATGACTTTCTCTGACTCTAGGAGCAAAGACGCTTTCATTCCCGTGCTCATCCGTAATCTTAATAAATACAGACGAAGGAAAAGTAATAAACTCATTTGTGTAGTCAATAGGATTTAAGAATCCCTTTTTAACTTCGCGTTTATACGACAGAATATCTGTTTCCGGTATTTGAATAACCGTAATTTCAGTAATATCCGTCTCTTCTTGTTTCCCGATTTGGATTCCAAGTTGCAAATCTTTTGACAAAGATACTGCTATCTCTGGTATTTTGCCTTCTTCAAGTTTTGCAAATGGGACGTAAATTTGCCTTTTCATGCCCCATCACGATAGAGAAGTAATTTTTTCCTTTACGAGATTGATGGAACTTATCAGTTGCTTCAATCTCATCACTTCACCCTCTGTTGCGGGTGCCCTTAGTGATTCAATCTCTGACTCATCAAAGGAATCTGGGTCAGCACCGACACGAATAAGTGTGTTGTAAATCTCAAGCGCAAGTGTTTTTTCTGCTGCTTGTAGGGACTGCAGTTTTTGTTCGTTTGTGAGATTGAGTTCCATTTTTTTCCTATTCGTTTATGAGTATATATGCCGAACCATTTTCAGCAGAAAAGTTGTCGCTGGAATCCAGTAATCCTGCTCTTGTGTCGTATGTTATCGTACCGGCGACACTATCACATACTAGCAAAATAGAACCTCCTCCGCCAGCGCCTCCCCTTTTCCCCGGCTGTCCGTCAGTGCCTGCGCTTCCAGTTACTGCTGGAGCGGCAGCCCCCCCAGCCCCTCCAGCCCCTCCAGCCCAATGGCCATCGGGCTGGGCGGTAAAGGTTTGTGGGTTGGCGTGGTGTGACCATCTGTTGGCATTGAGATATCCGTTGCTATAAGTATGGGGACCATGGTGGTGCCCACCGCCCACCTGCATACCGCCTCCCTGGTTTGTCCCGTTTCCTAGGTCGTTTCCGTTTGCATGACCGTGTGTGTGCGCCGGATGGGCGTGTCCAGCGTGAATGTGCCCATCGTGGCCACCGGCATGCACATGCTCAATTCTTCCATGGAATGTGCCGTTTGTTGCCGGATGACTGTGCTGTCCGGCATGGTTCCGTTTTGCGTGAGAATGGATAACTGAAGGCCAGTTGTGGGTGTGTGTAATGCCGCCGTGTCCGTCGTTTGAGTGTGGATGGTGTCTTGCGCCGTAGTGGTGATAGTGACCGGAGTTGAAGTAATGGCCGCCGTGGTAACTAGCCGCGATGTGGTAGGCAGCATTTTTATAGTCGCCAGGAGAATGAAAAGCAGGCTGATGGGTTCCACAGCAGTGTGGATGCGGATTTACTGTGTGAGCATGAAAATCCGAGAAAATTGCATAGCCGTGGTGATGACTGGGATTGTGTGTGTAAGTAAGTGGATTCGCTACAGGGGGAACGTGATAGGCCAAATTTGGCGCTGGGGTTCCAGAAGACCCAGCAGTACCAGGATTGCCAGTTTGTCCTGGAGAGCCAGGTAGACCAAGTGAGCCATCGGAACCCGACATCCCTAGTGAAATAAATTTTCCACTTCCGACTATGTGCTTTGCCACTACGCAAACAACTCCACCGCCATAGCCTGGAGAACCGCCTGCTCCACCTAGACCGCCAGCACCTCCGAGACCAGGCGTCGCCCCTGTTGCACTTCCTGCACTTCCTGCACTTCCTGCGCCGCCGGGAACCCCAATTGTCAGCCTGTAGGGGTTAACTACGCTGTTCACGCTTCCTGTCGCTGCTCCCGCAGCGCCGGGGGAACCTTCTTTCCCGGGCCAAGTATCCAAATCTGTTAATGCTGGAGTTGTTTCTCCAGACTGCCCATCTGCGCCCTGACTTCCGCCTGTCCCACTAGAGCCGCCACTAATTGGGGTTATCCCGGATGAGACATCAAAAAATACACCACCCGACATTGCATTAATGTCTTTGTACAAATAAGAAGGTAGTGCCGTTGCTCCAGGGCTGGTGTAACCACCGCCCTGGCCGCCGGTCCTGTATGTGATGACGCCAGAAGAATTGCCACTTACTGTGCCGTCTGGAACTGGACTGTCTGGCTCGTAAACAGTGTTTTCACTAATGCTTCCTATCCCTATAAACCCATTGAGTGTAAGGGTTTCTTTTACAAAAACCCTGTATCCATTTGTTGACAAAAATGCGCCACTCTGTACATCTAGGGTGTTGTAGTACATATCAGATGTTAGTGATACTGTTGAACCAGATGGTATTACTACGTCTGAATCTAGCCCGCTACCATAGATTTGGTCATTTCCAGACCTCTGAAGATATTCTGGCCTATTTAATCTTTCCATGATTCATTACACCAACTGCATGTAGTTGACTGTTCCTGGAAAATCGCCCGTCACATCAGTTTCTATAGAGTACGGTAGTTGTGGCGCGCTTGAAACTATAAGTATTACTCCGCCTCCCGCTGGAGGTGTAGCAGGGGCGGCTATGGAACCAAAGCCAGATATATAGCGGGCAGCAATAATAACTACTCCGCCACCAGCCTCCCCTGAGCCACCGGCACCCCCTCTGAGCCACGTCGGTCCACCGGATGCCGTTATGGAGTAGCCCTTAATTGCTTGATGGGGGACAGTCCACCACGACGTTCCACCCAGGGATTCCAGTGGTGGCGTTGCAGTTGTCGTATTTCCAGAACCTCCCAGCGAATGGGTTACCGACTGCAAAGCCGCACCCCCCTGGTAAATACTTCCAGGGGTTGACCATCCTGATGTAAAGCCAATAATGGAGGTGCCATGCATCATAAGCATATTCTTGACAAATATTCTGTACCCCTTGGGGGCAAGACGTACTTGGTCATTTATGGTCAAGTTATGAAAGTACATGTCTCTCGTCATTGAGTAGACATTGTCATCCTGCCCCTCTGAGCCTGGAACCATTCCAAGCACTGTATCTATGCCATTAAGTACGGCATTTCCGTCAGAACCAGTTCCATAAATAGGGTCAGCAGCATCAATGAAGTCATTGATGTCAGCCTGTTTGTTGATTCTTGAAATGCTGTTGAAGTACGTCATATCACACCGTTGTTGTTACGACTCCAGAAATAATCAGGTTTACTACATCGTCGTCAGAAGCGCTCGCCCAAATTTTTTCGCCATTAGATATCGGCAAACTTGTCATAACCATGACTGTTTCGTTGGCGCTAATTGAGAATTCGCTAAAAAACCTGTCGGTCGCAGCAGAAGTTGTAGCAGCACTGTCCGTTAAAGCAAGGCTTACGGTCACAGTGCTTGCGCTTGTGTTGCACAGCATTACCTGCGTAATCAGAACATCGGTTGACGAAGGAACTGTATAGACAACTTCGTCGGTTGCGTCAATAGGAGTTTTGACTAATCTTGTTTGTACTGGGATAGACATTTTTTACCTCAGGTCTTGATGATGTAGTTAAGGACTAAGTACGGTTGCAGGTTATTGTGCGCCGCTCCGCCACCAGTGTTTTGGTTTGTTGCGGTTGTGTTGTTTGTGGTAAACGAGTGAGAGTGGTCACCGGCTGATGAGGTATTGGCTAGTCGCGCGTAGTGATAGAAACCATATGATCCAGCAGGACCCATTCCGCTTGTGTTATAAGCCTCGTTGTATGTGTGAGTGTGCGCCCCCGCTGTTGAAGTTGTACCAGAGTGCGCGTGGGCATTCTGAGTGTGGGTGTGGCTTGGCATTTCATTGACCGTAAGCGTGTGCGTTTTTGCACCACCAGTTTCTCCAAGACCATCAAATTCTGCCTGACCAGAGTCAAAACCGACAGGTATGCGCCCCTTTAAGTTTGGTATTCCAAATGTCGTAGAACCGTCACCAGAACCGTAAGTTGTGCCAATTACCGCAAACAGTGCTGCATAAGTCGTTCTTGAAACATTGCTACCGTCGCAGATCAACCACCCAGTGGGAGCCGACGATGCAGCGAACTGCGTGATTGATCCCGATGGAACACCTAAATTTGCGTTAACCCACCCAGATCCGTCATACCCAATAACCTGGCCAGATGTAACGCTTGTAATTGTCACATCACCAACATCGTCAAGAGAGTTAATTGTGGGAACAGAATCTGGCACCCAGGAAGTACCGTCAAACTTTAAGAAATCTCCAGTATCTGGAGCCGAGGCAGAGACGTTGCTGATGTCGTCAAGAACAACAGTTCCCATCGCCGTTGAATGGTCGTGAGAATCATGGCGAGCAGTGTTTAGATATTGGGTGTGGTCGTCATCCCCAAGACCAGTCATATTTCCGTGGTCAGAGACTGGGACTGTTGGTATTCCGAATCCACCACTGATGATTGAGCGAAGGTCTGTTACTTCCCTAAACGCTGCCTTGGGGTTGTTTGTATACGAATCTTTGCACTCGTATATAACTTTGTACAGCGGTCGGAACTCAACAACCGGAAAACCATCAAGGTTTAGACTTTCATAAAACGCTGCTTCTGCTGCGCCTTTTTCTCCGTATGATGCCTGTCCAAGAACCGCAATAATTGGGTAGTTGAGATTGTTGGTAGCAAGAATATAAGATATGCCAAAACTGTTATTTGGCAAATCTGGTTTTGACCATACTCCGCCAGAAAAGGCATTGTATGCAGGGAGACTTTCTCCTTCTTTTAATGGGAAGGTGGTCGGAGCGTCAGCGACCCATTCACCAGCGCCAATTTTGTAAAAGACCGGAATCTCCGCAGCGCCCTGGAGAACCTGCTCCCATGTGTCCGCAGTGGGAGTGGCTGAATGAACAATGTCAACCTGAAGATCTTCGTCAAAGAATGTTCCGTTAGCGATGTCAAGTTGTGCATCAGAGTCGGAAGTTCCGTCACCAAGTAGCGTGTATGCCGAAGCACCAAAACCATTAGCGATAGCCGCACCACGAGTTCTGTGTAGATACTCATGTGTCGCCCAGTCAAGAGTAATACCGTGTCTTTCGTCTGCGAAGAAATACGCTTTATCGTCTGTGGCGTTCCAATAGACGTAGGCAGTTGGCGTGTCTTCATCCCATGTAAAAAATGTTGTTTTATAAGAAAGAACACCGCTTGCATTAAAGTAGATGTAGTAAAGGCCAGTAGTGTCAGGAATCGTGACGGTTTCTGTTGTGGTCTTTACGTAGCGTACGCCCTTGCACCAGACCGTATATGACGTTACGCTTGGGGCAATAGAAAATGTTCTTGTTGCCTCATTGAATGAAATAACGCTTTCTGACTTATCTTCGTGGCCAATTGGTTCTGAATCAGCGCCAGTTGCATTAACCCACTCTGAGCCGTCGTACTCTAGGAATTCTCCATTTTGTGGCGTTGTTATGCCAACATCAGTCAGATCATCAAGCGGTATTCCTACGCCGGTTCCACTGACAAGACGCCAGGCACTGCCGTCCCACTTCCAGGTCTTGGAACCGGCAGTAAATTCGTCGTTTACGGATGGTGTATTTGGGAAGTCAATAGCCACTACTCAACCTCCCACGGTTCAGGTGTGTTACCCTCAGCAAGCCACGCAAGATACTGTTGATAATCAGTATTAGCAGGATCGGGGGGAATAGACAAAACCATTCCATCTTCAGTTCGTGCCATGATTGATTCCTGTGAACCAACAGGCCGTTCGTGTTTCCAAATCAAGTATCGCATTACAACTCAGCCTGAACAGAAATAAACGCATTAGCATTTCTTGTGTACAACATCCCGGCTACCCCGTTAGTGCTTGTTGCACCAACAATAGACCCATACACACGACAACTATGGGGTGTTGCTTGGTCAAGAGTCATTGAATCAACTCTTTGTTCTACGGCCAGCACATACACACCGTAATATTGGGAGCCGGAAACATAGGACAGCGTGGGGGTAGCCCTCATATGTTGGGGAAAATGAAGCACTGCTTCCCATGTTGTGCTTCCTGTCATGTATGCCAATCCGAACGCTTTGCCTGTGCCGGATGCGAGATTGGTGTAGTACCGCTGGCAGAGTGCCAACTCAATACCATACGGTCTCTGCTCAAACGGGGTCGCCTGAGAGTTGGCCTCTAATTGCACGCCCGTAATGGCAAATATGTCGTTTGTCGTATCAAGTGCATCAACTGTCCCAGTTGCACCAAGAATGATTCCGGTAGAATCGCTAAACCAAGAATTAACCGTTGAGGTCTGCTGCTCGCTGCCGATCTGAACGGGGAAGTAAACACGCAGACCAGTGCCGTTGTCCTTTAACCATGTGCCAGACGAATCACCGGGCAAGGTAACTGTTTTGTACTCCCAAGTATTTACCGCATTAACCGTATAGGTAGTAATGTATTTTCTATCTTCAGAGTTATTCCCGAAGGCGACAGAATGAGTCCCAGTTGCTGCAGAACGGACCCAGAAAGAAAGGCTTAGTTGCTTTGCCTCGCTGGTGCCATAGGCTAGAAAAGCAACATTGTTTCCCTCAATACGGTGTTCAAAGTAGTTAGCCGAACTGGTCCCAGCGGCAAGACCTAGAGTTGCCGTCATTCTTAGGGAGTTTGTAAACCCAGTAGGCGCGTCTGTTGATTGCGCTACGCTCATCGCGGAACCACCAAACTTAAAAAAATACCATCGGTCAACAGAGTACCCAGCGCCAGTAATGGTGGCATTACGCTGGTTTATCAGCATATCTCCATTGATGATGAGGTTGCGGTTCGCTGGGGCTCCCGTAGAGCCAGCCGGACCAGTCTCGCCCTGAATACCTTGCGGACCAGGGTCACCCTGAACCCCCTGCGGACCAGCAGGACCAGTTTCACCCTGAATGCCTTGCGGGCCGGTTGCGCCAGTTTCTCCCTGTGGGCCCTGTGGCCCTGTCGGCCCTACTGCGCCGCCGACAACCAAAAGAATCCAGGATGATCCGTCCCACTTCCACGTACGGTCGCCAGAAGTGAATTCGTCGTTTAGTGCTGGGGAGTTAGGAAAATCAATAGCCATTTACATACCCCTAGTTACGGTAACCGTACACCCGAATAGTGCCACCATTGAAGTTTCCAGAACTCATGTTTAGCGTAAAGCCAGTGTATGGTTCATTATTTGCCTGCATCCCGCCGCCGTAGCCAAATACATCTTCCATGCTGGCCATCCATGTAGCGTTAGTGCGAAAGCCCCTATTTGGGTTGAAGACCGTCATATCAACAGCACCATCGTCTGTTCTGCTTGAATAAGCCAAGACCCAGTATGCTCCGTTGTTAATCCTGTTGTAAGACGGAGTTGCACTTGATGCTGCTTGGTAACTGTAGACAGAGTAGTAACCGGAGTTTACCCCAGTTAATGTGAAAAAAATAAAAGCGGCTGCAGTATCAATGTCAATTTTTGACATCATAATTTTATAGTTGTCATAACTTGAATTGAAAGCATTTGTAACACTCACTGTTGATATTCCAGAGTTTACTGTGATGACACCATTTGATGCTGTGCCACCCGCTGAACACCCAACACCCGTAATCAACTCTAATCCCGGTGGGTTTGCTGTCGTTGAGTTCGGCGCAACCCACGCCGACCCGTTCCACACCAACAACTGATTCGTGTCCAACTGGTAGATCAGTTGCCCCTCATACGGAGAGACAGGACGGCTAGCAGTGTCAGCAACAACACCAGCCTGAGCAATACGAGACGACGGGATTTGATTACTGAGGCCCATCACTCACCACCCAATAGTTCAGGTGTGTTCGCCTGCTGTTCCATCCAGGCCTCGTATTCCTCTTCCGTCATCGGACGCACAAGGTCATCAATCTGGATATTGGGCCATTCAGGACTTTCTGTATCCATAAACACAGATAACACCTCCATTCATCGCAGACGAAGAACTAAGAACAAAACCAGTATAAGCAGAAGCAACTTTATGCACAGAAGTTGACCTCCCTAACCCCAAGTCTGTTCTCCAAAGTTCAGAATTGAAAATTGTGTGTCTGGCAAGATTTGGCCCCATCACGGTTATGTCACAGTATGTACCACCCGTGTAATTTGCCCCTGCCCAGTTAGCAGATGTCTGACTGACGCTCCTTGCGGCCTGTGGTGAACCTGAACCAAATGTTACATATGTGATAGCAGAGTCATAATCCGCACTAGTACCGCCAGACAACTGAATATTCATATCGCCATTAGCAGAACCAGCGCCCCCAGAATAAAGAATTTTATAGTTATCGTATGTTGAAGAAAAGGCACTAGATACTGTTACAGAATAAACATTATTGCCGACCGTTTGTGACTTAATAAAAACTAGACCACCAGCAGAATTAGCAAATGCGGTAGTGGCTATTTGTGTCGTATTTGTACCAGTCGTAGCAGTAGGTGATGTAGGAACCCCGGTTAGCGATGGTGAATCGCTAGAAATAAAATTTCCATCCCACGAAGAACCATTCCAAATTTTGACAAGGTCTGTGTCGGTCTCGTAGATCATCTGTCCCTCATACGGAGTGGTGGGGCGTGTGGTTGATGTGCAGACTCCGGGCCTGAACCCCGACTCAAGGTTGTTGATAGCCATTACTGGGCCTCCCACGGTTCAGGTGTGTTGCCTTCTTCTAGCCACGCAAGATACTGCTGATAATCGGTGTTCGCTAAATCTTTAGGTATAGCACAAATAAAATCATCATTGTGAAACATGCATAGATAATCAGAAACCAAATCTTTATATTCTTTATATTTAATCATTACAACTCCGAACTAAGCCATAAAGTTCTATTTGGGTCGCCCCAGTTGCCAAAATAAATTGTTCCATTTCCTAGTGCAGCGCCAGAATAATTAAACTGAATACCTAGCCCACCGCCATAGATTCCGTAAGAAGTGATTGTTCTAAGGTTTGAATTATTGTCTGCAATGTATGGGGGGTAAGACCCTATTGGATATGTTGGGTCAGTGCTGGCGGAAGGGACAGCCCTCATAGGAACCGGGTTAAGAACATTAATAGGAACAACTGCATATGTTCCAAAACCTGAAATCTGAAATGAAGGCAACCCAGTAACAGACAAAGGCTTAGCCCAAAAGTACCGCTGGCACAACGCCAACTCGGCACCTATCGGCCTCTGCTCAAACGGGGTTGCCTTAAGATTGACTTCAACCTGCACATTAGTAATATGATACTCAAAAGAAGAAAAACTACTATTTTCAAACTCCAGAGCAACATAACTGGTGTTTGCAGTAGTGCCAAGAGTTTTTCCTGAAATACTAGGAGGAACAAAAGTGTACGAATATTCTTTCCACGATGAAGAAAGACTAATTGAAGTAGCAACAGTAGTAGAAACCTGACTTGACGGAGAACCACCAGTCCCAAAATTCTGAACAATTCTCAAGGTTTGTATTGCGTTGTTACTTGGAGATTTTGCCCAAAAAGAAACAGTAACAGGAAACGGAGGAAGAGAGTTGACATTCTCAATTCTCTGAATAAGCCTTCTAGAAGCACCAGTGCCCCCATACCAACGAATATACCTTTCAATAGGTGTTATACCCGCATAATCCACCCCAGGGGATGTAGAAACAATATCAACCATGCTCAAAGTAAGAGGAAGCCCTGAATCGCTAGATGAAATAGCCCACCTATCTGCGGTATACACCAAAGCACCCGCTTGACCTGCCGCGATACTTGTAGTAGTACCCCTTTGATTAATCCGCATATTTCCATTAATGATAAGATTGCGGAAACCCAACCCTGCCGGAAAAAATGCAGACGGCCCTAGAGCAGCAGAAATACCCATCCCTAGACTTCCTTTTCCCAACCCATAACCGTGCAATTCACGCCCGCACGGTCAGCAAACCCCTGAAGGGTTTCAGCGGCCTCCAACACCAACGCCGTATCCCACACAATCGTGTCGTACGCCGCAATCGGCAACGCCGACAAAACACGGTTTGACGCTGTAGCCGCCGATCCGATAGCGAGATAGATCAACGCCTCAGCACCGCCAGTGTTAGTAAACACAACCTGCTTCAGCGTCCACTGCCGTGATGCTGGGACCGTTGCGAGGGTGTCGTTGCTGGTCGGCATCTCCGCAGGTCCATCTAGTCTTTTTTCAGTTCTGTCGCCAGCGGCCATGTCAAACTCCTACGTCCATTGCCAAAATTGCGCCATAGCGAGGGTCGCTATAGGCATCTGTTGTGACGGCCTTATAGTTTGTGCCATCAGTTGTCAGTTCCCACTTGTCTGTTGTCTCGTTCCAGCGCAGTTGCACATTAACAGAAGTTCCACGCTCAATCTCTATTCCAGCGTTAAGAGTTGGAGAACCAGTGACGCCAGAATTTAGTACAACTATGTTGTCTTCAACGAGCAAATTCTCTGTATTGAGAGTTGTAGTTGTTCCAGAGACAGTCAAATCTCCAGTGACGACAAGATTGTCGTCAATCGTAACGGTGCCACCGGCTGAATCAATTGTTAGGTTCCCAGTAGTTGTATCAATTTCCCCAGTATCAGTTACCCCGACTCTTATTTTTCCAGATGTAACTGAGTCAAAAGTTACTGCGTCGCCCGTCCCAACCGCCTGCCCAATCGCAATAGTCGGGTTTGAGCCTTCGCCTGGGGTGTGAGTAACGGTGACGCCGGTGCCTGCGGTTACATCAGAAACATAGTTGCCAGTTGTATCTGTGCCAAGGTCAATAGCGTCGTTTACCCAGGCTGAGCCGCTCCATTTCAAGAACTGACCACTAGCAGGCTCACCGATGCTTACGTCGCCAATGTCGTCAAGAGAAGTAATAGTGGTGCCAGCATTGTCTGTGCTGTTAATCCAGTTGGTTCCGTTGTATTTGAGGACCTGTCCCTCTGTGGGGGAAGTGATTACAACGTCGCCAATGTCATTGATTGAAGTAATGCTTGGTGTTCCGCCAGCGAGTTCTACCCATGAAGAATCGTAGTAAATAAAACTGCGACCAGTGCTTGAATCAAACCATAAGTCACCCTCAGATGGAGCAATTGGAGCAGTGTCGCTTACCTCAATGCTTGCGCCACCACCGCCGCCACCCCCTCCGCCAGTTTCAATCCAGGCGGAGTCGTAGTAAACAAACATTGAACCGGTATCAGACTCGTACCAAAGATCCCCTTCTTCCGGCTCTGCAGGGGGTGTGTCGCTAATTTCAATACTTGCTCCGCCCCCTCCGGTGACTTGATTCCAAAGATTGTTGGAGCGGAAGTAAAATACATGGTTAGTAGTGTCAATGGCAATCGCGCCATTTGGTAGTGCTGTAGTGGGGATGCCGTCTGTGGTTACGGTAATAAGACCACTGATGGCCTTGAACACATCATCTGTTACAAGGGTGTTCTCGCCATCCCTGTAAAGAGTGGTGTCACCAGCAGATGATCCTGCTGACCATGTAATACGCCCGCCTGCATCTATGCGGATTCTTGGGTGACCATCACCGTTGACACGGGCTGATACAGCCTCATCAGATGGGGAACTGAATTCAATCCCCCTCAGGGGAGTGCCAACGAATCTTGTCACGACCTCAATCGCTTTCTTGTTTGCAGCCCCCTCGGGGGCTTATATTAGGCCTTCTTGCCGAATGCTGTGTCGCCTGGGTTCAGGTAACGCATCACCACTGGGAGCGCCGCCGCCCACAGAGCGTTGAGCGTCAACTTGATGTCCTGGGTGGCAACATAGGTTGACACGCCAGCACCAAGAACGCTGCGGGCGTAAGAGGCGAGCATTGCCTTGTGTTCTGCTGATAGTTTCATGTTTTCTCCTAACCGATTACGACAACCGTAAAGGCATTTGATGATGGTGCTGACGAGAACTGAACAGTCACGGTATCCGCATCAGTGCGAATCGTGTCAGCGATAACCGTGTCATAACTTGATGAATCGTAAACCTGAATAAGCACTTCTCTTGTATTAAAACCATGAATTACGGTAAATGAAGTGTCAACTCCATTGCCAACAGTCTTGCTAACTTTTCTCGCAAGAGAAGGGGTCGTAACGCCGGAACCCTGAACTCCTCCAGCCGCAAGGTTAGTTCTTGCGTTGGCTTCAGTTGAGGCTCCGGTACCACCGTGGGTTACTGGAAGATCGTTTGTAACCGCAGCAGACTGAGAAAGGTCAACTGCGCCAAACTCTGGCACACCGCCAGCAGCGGCGCGGAGAACTTGGTGCTGAGTGCCGGCCGCTGTTACGTCAAGAGCGCCTGTACCATTGCCGTAAATAACACCGTTGTCAGTAAACGATTCTTGTCCAGTACCACCGGCAGTAACCGCAACTGTCGTTGCATCCCATGTACCGGTTGTAATCGTTCCGAGGGTTGTAATTGACGTCTGGCCGACATATGTGGCGGCGATGTCAATTGAATCAGCGTTGACTGTGATTCTGTCGGCAGTGCCAACAGCATCAATCGTATTGCCCGTCTTTGTAAGACCATTCCCTGCCGTAATCTGCCCGGCGCCAGAGAATTGAGCAAAGTAAAGTTCTGTTGTGCCAAGAGTGATTGTGTCGTTAGTTGTAAGAACCCATCCGCTGTCGGCGTTTACCGTTCCTTCTGTAACGAAGGTGAACATTCCGGCAGTGACTTTGGCACTCGTGTCTGCATCGTCTGCTCTTGTTGGAGCGGCGCCATCATTAATGACGTAGATGCCGTTTTGGGATGCGCCAGAACCGGAGTCTTTAATAAGAACCCTATCTCCGGCAGCAAGGGTAACGCCGTCAAGCGTATCGCCGGCCTGCAGATCTGCCAGAGCACCCCACGGATCGCTTGTTGTCGCTGCGCGAACAGACGCTTTGACATCCAGGCCTGAACGGGCTGCATCAACGTACGCTTTTGTTGCAGCATGGGCAGGATCGGTTGGGGTGCCAAATTTTGCTTGGCCATTAGCGTCTCTTTTTACAAGCGTGCTAACTGTTGCTTCTGAAGTCGCTCCAGTAAGAAGATTCCAAAAATCGGCAGATAGCAAACCCGCCGAATCAGTGTCGGCAAGATTCAAAGAAATTGAAATACTGCCATCAGATGCAGGTGTTAGTGTAATAGCGTCTGTATGATCGCCCGTCTTTGACAGCGTATTTATGGCGTTTTTCCAAGCCGAGTCCGTATCGTCGTACCAGCGAACGACGCCATTGGCGCTGTTGTAGTACATCCGGCCAGGGAACCCCGTTGGGTCTGTGGCTAGGACCTCAAAACGACCATTAAGAATCTGATTCTGGTTGAGATCTAGATTTGTGACGAATTTTGTTGCCATTTAGCCACCCTTACGTTAGATAGGCGTATCCCGAAAACGCCGCAGTGAAGGTCACCGTCACTTGCGTGTTGCTGTTATATGTTACCTCACCTATAACCACAGTATCTGCAGAATCAACCACCATTATTGACGGCTTCCCGCCCAAAGTGTGCTCAATCACCCACTCGGTAGCAGGCATAGCCTGTGTATGTATGTGACGCCTCGTATTTCCTGCAGCGCCATTTGACCGGACGATAACTACATTTGGTGCGTCCTGGTCAACAATGACCTGGTTAGGAGTGTCCTGAAATACATTGACGTTGTTGGGCACCGAACTCATCTCGTCACCTCAGGCGACAGAATAAAATCACCCTGAATAACTCTTGACACATTTCCGCCGCCATCAATAATTTCTAAGTCATACACACCGCTAGAAGTGAGTGCGGAGGTTTGCGTGTCGGTAATAATCACGGAGACTTTGCCATTGTCCCCGTCAATAGATATCCCACCGTTTTCTGTGGTTAGAGAAATCATAACAGTTGACGATTCAATCGTTCTTCTTACCTGCATTCTTGCTGTATGGCCGTTTAGGTCATACGGATAGAATATTTCTGGGTCAACAGAATCTGGATATTGAATCTCAAAAACGCGGCCAAAGGTAGTTCCCTGTTCACAATATATGTTGTAAACACCTGCAATCATTTTAGCCTCTCGCGCTTGTCTGGGTACCTCTATTGTGCCCTATTTGCTTATAGTGTGGCAGAACCAAGCCGCCCATAAATTGGATCCCCAAGAACAAGGTTGATTTCTTCAACCGACTCATGGCTTAGCGAATACCCCAGCGGTCTTGCCGGCTCTGCTGCGGCAAGGATTATTTCAGAATCAGGGCTTTCGCTAGTAATTGTAATAATTTTTATAGCCCATGGATCACCACCAGAAATCTGGGAAATGATGACTGTTTTTGTGCCAGTTAGAACGAATTGCACCGCTTCCCTAATGGCCTGCTGGGTCCCCGCGCCAGAACCATAACCAGCAGGGCTCAACTGCCATGTTCTAAAATCTTCCAGATTTTCTTCTGGTATAACTGGCGCGCCGAGATAATAAACCTGTTTTCTCAGTTTATTGCCACTGAACTGTGCCAGCCACTGTACATACTCGTCTCTTACGACCTTATAGTTTGCGACCCTACTTAGCATTCGTGGATCATCTTTTGTAATACCTGCGGGCACTTCTCTTTCTTCGTATTCAAACCATTCAGAATAAGAGAACATTGTGTCGGCAATTGCATCCGTAAGAACGTCAATAAACCTGAACATTGGGTAGCGCGGGTTTTCCTGCAAAGCGTCGTACTCAGCGTAGAAACCAGGCATATACGGCTTCATGCTGTTAATGACCGGATTAGATAGCCACGCTGAATCATTTACAAAATTGGGCGTTGAAATCCTTACTCTTGTGGTGTTGTGATTTGAGATAATTAAATCAAGTTTATAAAAGTTTGAATAAACACCATCTGCCTCATTGACCGTGTATTGGTTTGACCTAAAAGCCCCCCACAGCCCGGCTTGCAGTGTTTTTTGAACGCCGGCATTTGGTTCCGTTTCTTCAACATCATAAATACGCGCCGTTACTGTGACGTCGTAGTTTTGAGATATTAGTACACCTGTAAAAACGAATATTTGTCCAATGTCTTCTGTTTCAAGAAAACTGTCAAGCGGTATTGTCACCGTGACTGGTCCAGGGCCGCTTGGCGCAACGTCAACTACATAAAAGTTTGGTGTATAAGGATTATCTGATGTAACAACAAGTGAACCGCCAGAGCATGACCAGGCAAATGAAGAAGATATGTCATTTATTGAATACTCAGTAGTGCCGTCAACAGAAAACCTTCGTAGCGCGTTATAGTCGTCAAGTCTCTGTATTGTCTTCATCAGATATCAACAGACGTAAGGGCAACAGTGACATTCTGAAATGGCATGTATGGAAGTGTCCCCTTTTTGGGGAAATCAACTGAAGATGCACCGCTTGATGAATTTCCATCTTCGCTGGTTACTGATATTGATGGAACAAAAATAACGCCAGGAACAGAAGAAGCGAGAGCATAAAATTCCGACATTTTTATTGAATCAGTAAATCTATAGTTTTCTGGCGAAAAGTATTGAGATATTACAGACTGCAAATTTTCTTCAACTATTGTCGCTTCGTATTCCGATGAATACCCGGCCTCAATAACAAGACTCAACTCTGCAAGAGTTACCGGATTTACGCCAACCTCAAGGCCGGCAACTGTCCTTGCCTGGATTGCTAAAAGAAGATCAACCTTTTCATCTTCTGTTGGAAGTCTCCCAATCCCGTAGACATAAACCGTGACGTGGCCAACTTCCGCTGGTGTTTCCCACAATTGATCCCCAGCAGGATCCGTAAGGTCATATGTTTTACATCTAGAAACAGTTTCTGTGAACTGAGAAAGAGCAAAACCATCAATTTGACTTGCTCTTGCAAAAGAAGAAGATAGCGAGCCTAAATATTGAACCGCCCTTTCAAGATACTCATCGGATGTTTCTGGATTAGAGCCATATGTAAGGATTGAATCAAGTGTTGCGGAAACAATGTTAGAAGTTGGTGTGTCAATTGAAAATTCAAGACCTTGCCCTATTGGGAGAATTACACCAACATCAAGTGCTCGGCATTCAATGGTTGTAGAAGGAAGCGGTTCTGTTCCGGTATATGTAACGGGATCAATAATTCCTTCTTCTGCTGTTTCAAAATATATTGAAATCGGTTGTCCAAGATTTTCATAGTCGTATCTAATGACCGTTCCAGCAGGAATAGAAGTTCCGTCATAGTCAATGCATGTAAAAACTACGTCAATAGTTGCTCTTGCGCCCTCGTTTGCCGTTACCCCCATCATCCCGAGAATGCCCGACATTAAACGGTCTGGCAACCTGTTGATCGCCGCAATATTCAGGGATGAAATATAGGAAATCGCCTGAAGTATGGCGTCTTCTGGGGTTCCCTGGCGCAATTGAAATTCAGGCAAAGCAAGACGCCCGTATTCAATGGCATCAAAATAAATGTCGGTTGGAGATACGTCAAAGTCTCTCAGTGTTACATATCTTGAAAAATCATACGGCATTAACGATCACCAACTATCTTGAAGGAAAATTCAACGCTCAATGACCCGCTTACTGGCTCTTTTGAGGGGACAATTGATGTTATCTCAACTTCTGGAACATATTTAGCCGCATTGAGAATAAAATCAGCAGGTTCAACTGGCATGAATGATGGATCCAAAACTCCAAAGTCGGGCGTAATCGGATTTTCTCCCGGCTCTGTCAGTAGGGAGATTGTTAACATTTGTTTGTAATAATCGTATGTACCATCTGTGAGTTTGGCTATTCCTGTAGTGTCAAACTTTAATGGAAATTCAAGTGAGTCCATTTTCTTATTATCTCACATTATCCGAACACTTGTGTTGCGATTATTGAACTTGCGCTCAAGTCTCCGTCATCTGCGGATGGATTTGCCTCACCCATGACATACATTTCCGTATTAGAGGCATTTGTGTATGCGCAAAGCACTTGTGTGCCGACTGCCAATGGTTTGCCTAGCCTCGCATTTAAAACCCGCAGTGGGCCCACTGTCACCCCAAGTTTGGGAATGGTTACAAATGGTCTTTCTTGTTGGTTAACTGCTTTAACAATTCCAACATATATTCCTCCAGGAGGAGTCGGATGTTGTGATGCTTTTGATCTGTTGATGATGTTAGCCAATTGAGCACCTACCTATGTTTACAGCGATTGCATCGTCAACTTGTCCCTTGACAATTTTTTTATAAGATTTAGGAAAACGTTTTTTTAAAACTTCATCTTGTATTGCGTAAAGGATATTATTGTAAAATTTTGCACCTAATTGAGATTCAAAAATTCCATGATGCAGCGCCGAGTTGTAATACAGGCTTTCTGCGTCTTCTGGAGAACCGAGCAACGGCGCACCATCGGCGCATGACAGCATTTCACCAATTACATATACGTTATTTTCTGCATCATAGAATATATGCGTGCTGATTGTAATTATTTGTTTACCGCCAATATTGTTTTGGATATATAGCGGCCTGTTGTAGATGTCAATATTCCCAAATTCAACCATATCTGCAATAGCATTAAGCGCTTCCTGCAAAGAAACTCCACCTGGAACAAGTTTTCTTATTGCATTAGAGTTCACAAAATTTAAAACGTGGGGATAATAATCAGGTCTTCTTGAGTTTGGAAGTTTAACCATAGACAATTGGCCGTCTGGAGAAAGTGTAGTTCCCGGTATTGCCCCAGTTGGGAGTATTTCTGCCCTAGTGACTTCGCCTATTGCGCTGGCGCCATAAATTGGTCTTTGTATTTTGTACTGAGATTCAAATATCTGACCCACTGGTAGTTGTGGGATATCCGGCTCTTTGCCGTCTTCTTTTCTCAAACGTTCAGGCGTTCTGAATTCAACACCAACCGGATCGGTTGTCTGCTCGGAAAAGTTAACTGCTGTTATTAAATAATATCCAGACATATTCGGAATATTTTTAATGCGTATTGTCATTCCCGGTCTTAACTGGACTCCGTTTTGGCGAGATACCTGAAGAGAGCCAGACGCCTCCATCGGGTCGTTTTCATTTCGCGATATTTGCGGAAGAGACATGACCTCAAATGCCGAAGGGTTTGCCGTATAGCCCACATAATCCATAGGTATGTAATATTTATTTGGATATAGTTCCGGTTTTTTTGTTTTTGGATTAATAATTGGCTTACCTTTTTTGTCCTTCTTTTGCTTGCCCTTTAGGACCTCCGTACCCCATCTATAAAGAAGCCATTCTTGTGTACCAAAGTACAAAACTCCATCTTGCACAAAAAGCATGTACTGAGACTCATCTGCAATGCTCTTGATGACATTCCAAACAGAGTCAGATTGACCATCTCCAGAGTTTTTGCTTGAATGCTTGATTCTTGAACTTTTTTCTCCAACAAACTGGAGACCGTATCTTCTGGCTGCTTTTTGAACATAGGAATAACCAGAGCCACTAATTGCTTCAGGTTTTTTATCTCGCTTCATTTGCTGAACGGCTTTGGGCATGGCCTCAACAGACCAAATAGGCGAAGAACTATTTTGCTGCGAAACAGAAACCTGGCTTATTTCGTATATGTGTCGTATTCTTGTGACTATTGGAGAATCGTCACCCAAAACTCTTATTTTGTCTATTGAGGTTGTCTCATACACAACGTCAACTCCTACTTGGAAGTAGTTATTTACGCCCATTACAAAACCTGGGTCAATAACAGAAAAAGAAAGTTGATTAGCCATATCCATTGAATAACTAACATTTATATTCAAAAGATTTGATGCTATAGACGCCATCTGCGCTCTTGACAGATATCCAATCTGTAGAGACTCTCCCGTAAACATCGTTTAACCTTTTGGTTGCGGATATGCAATAGAAGAAACGGTTGGGACAAAAGTGTAGGTATTTGTCCACAAGTCTCTTTGCGGATCTGTTTTTGGTGGCGGACAACATTCAGGCTTGCCGCTTCCTGGCCTTAATTTTGGAATGCGAATAATGTCTCTTGCTATTATTGGGTACTCATTTAGTGTGATGGACACTTCAGCCGCCGCTATTTCCTTGCCATTCGGAGTAAGTCTGTTCGCGACAATAGACATGTCAGCGATTACCCAACTAATTCCACCTGCTTTTTGCAAAAATGGGTATCTAAAAGTATTTGTCAGAAGCGTATTCATGTTATAAATTCTGATCGGGCTAGGGGCGGCAGCCATGCTTCTTATGTTGTCAATTTGTTCGTCAATTGAAACATCAATACCGTCATTCAATGGTTGACCACTGAAAAATCCAGGGCCGAAAGCGGTTGTCCGTGTTCCGGTCACCAAAAACCTAAACGAAACTTTTGTTAGGTTGTAATTTGACCAGTCAACATAAGGATAATTTCCACTTCTAGGAACTTCATTCCAGGTTGAGTTTAGTTGAGAAAATTCAAAAGAATTTGGTATCAACTCAAATGCGTGCCGCCTAACGATGTCTGTTCTTGTAGATGACGTAGCGCCAGTTCTTTCATAAACAGAAAATTTTTGCTCCATATAGGGAGCGGCGTTATTGTAGGCAATACCACTGTTAAAGTCTCTAGTATTTATTTGGACGGTAACTGTGGACTTGGACGATGGAGTTTGGTTATTTTTTCTGTTGTCACCGCGCCTCTGGCTTGATCCTGTTGATGGGGTGTTGGTTGATGGGTTGCTTGAACCAGAAGAACCGCTAGACCACCCCTCAAACTCTCTCGGCACTCTATATTTGTCGCCAGGGTCAAAGCCCTCAAACTCCCTAACACCGCTTGGCCGCCCGGGATCAAAGCCTTCAAATTCGCGAGGTGTTGTGTATTTTTTCCCGTAGAAATTATCCCAAGCCTCATTTGATTTGCCAAGTTCTTCAAGGAAATCTTTGTCTACGCCAGGCTGATCTACAGTCGGAGGAACAATTCTTGATGGGGCGTCTGTAGTTCCACCAGAGGTTATTTCATCAATTTCTAGAGATGAAAGACGGATAAAAACAAAGTTTCCCCAAGCCTTTGAATTATCAAGCCTTGTTCTTTCAAGTTTATCTTTTACAAGATTATCTTCGTACTCTATTTTGGCGCCGGAAATTGTTCTAACGGTAAATTTTTCATTTGACTTCCCCGGTTTTCCGGTTTTAACCCAAATGTACTGCCCTGCGCCAAGAACTGGTTTTCCATCAAGCCCATCATTTACGATCTTTTCCCATATTGGAAAATTTTTTGTTTTTTCATTAGTACAGCGATAAACAACAAGGCCTGCATTCTGCTCGGCTACTTGCACGATCATTCCAGGTCGCTGTTTTTCAAAAACATTATTTTGGCGCTCATATGAAAGACCGCCACTAGGGTGCGCCCGGATCGGGTTCTTGAATGTTCCGTTTTCCCGTGAGGTTGCCATTACGACCTGTCTCTCTTCTGGCGCTCAATGTCCTTGACTTTTTGAAAAACCATTTCTGCAATTTCATTGGCAGACGCATTTGCGTTACCAGAAATATAGAAGTTGTAGTTGTTTCCGCCACCACTGCCCATGGTTAGTGGTTGGCGCGATGCCATTTGACCAACTGGAGTTGCAGAGTCTCCAATCCCCGGTCCTGGAACAACATGGAGATGTCTCGCTCCGCCTATGCCGTGGAACTCTGCAAACCCGCCACCAGCCCTAACTAGGGTTTGATACTGCCCTAGGTTTTGCCCAACTAAATCGTACGCTCTTCCGGTTACGTGGTCTGAGTTTATTGAACCAAGACCGTAGTTTCTAAAGGATGACGTGACCGTCCGTTTGCCAGTAAGCATTCCATCCATTGCTGAATGTCTTCCCATAGTCTGTGCAAGTTTGCTAGAAGTTGTGTCGCCAATTCTTGAGCCGCGAGGCGTGGGAGTGTCTTCTGTTTCAAGAAGTTTCTTGAAAGACTCCTTCGTATACCAGGACGGAACTTGTTCTTGCTGGGAAGTATAAAACTCTTTCATCTTGTTGATAAGTTCAGTTGTCTTGTTGGCCATCTCCTGTGGAAGATCTTCTAGTTTTGTTGCTTCGCTGGATGGCTTATCAAGGGCTGTCATCTTTAGACCACCAAGACCGAGAGACGTCAAGTATTCACCCATCCTGAGTGAACCCTGGTTAAAGCCGCCAATTGAAGCCTGCGCAATTTTTGCCAACTGCTCAGGGCTCATCTTCATGATCCGTTGATTTACCTCTTCGGCATTGAGTGTTTGGCCACTCTTGCCTAGAAGCAGAGTGTTTAGTTGTCCAGATATCTGGCCGGCAAATTGCGGAAGAACCGCTTTTTGATATTCAACAAACGCAGGATTTTCGTAGAACTTTTGGTCGGCCATTCCCTCAAAAGCGCCGCCTTTTTGATATGCGGTGCCGCCCTTTTGGAACGAAAGCATTGTCTGGGCAAGAGCCATTCCCGGATCGCCGTAGTATGCAATATTTTGCTCAATAATATCTCTAATAAATTTTGTTTTGTCTTTTTCCGATGCCTGACCACCACTCGTTGAATCAACAAGATCTCTAAAGGCTCTTGCTGTTTCGTTAAGAATTTCTGGCGCCTCAAGTCTCTTGAGGTTCTCGTCAAAAATACTCAAGTTGTCAACCAAAATATTATTCAGAGAAGTTTTCATTTGCTCTGTAGTTTTCATGGTCGTTAGACCGAGTTCTTTCATGATCTCAATAGAACTCTTGGTTGCGTCATACAGGTTGACATTCATTGACTTGGCAAGTTCGTTAATTTCCCTGTCTGACTTGCCGGTTATGCGATTGAGGTCATCCATCCTCTTGTTGTACTTTTCCTGCAGAGGGCCCATAGCCTGCTCAGTAAGTTCCATGTCTTTTTTCATTGTTTTTAGAAATTCGCCAGGCTTTTTTAGGTTTTCCTCAAGTTCTTTTGAAGACATTTCAACGCCAAGTTGTTTTTGCAAAGAAAAAATTTGCTTGACTGTTTTTTCCTGGTCTGCCCTGTATGAAGGTATTTCCCCAATAACTTCCTGAACCCTTCTTTGCCTCTCTTGAAGATTTTTAAACACATCTCTAACTGCGGTGCGACCAGAGCCGCTTTCTTTTGCGACAGAATCAAAAATGCCACTCAATGTTGTATTGAGTATCTCGTTTGTCATCTCTGTTGCGTTTTTACGGGCCTGTTTTGCTTCTGCTCGTTTTTTATTGAGATTTCCCGCAATAGCACCAACCACACCGCCAACTACTGCTCCAACTGCCGCACCAACAGGACCACCCATCATCGCGCCAAGTGCCGCGCCTCCGCCTATTCCAGAAAGGGCTCCCCCAGCAGAAGTTTTTGCTGTAAGAGCAGTGCCGCCAAGACCAACAGCCAGGCCAGCAAGTGGGTTCATCATTCCCACCATTCCACCAAGGGCGAGCGCGCCCTGCGCTTCCTGTGGAGCGATCATTGATAGAGCAGATAGGCCCATTGAGGCTCCCATCTTCCCGCTCATTGAGCCCTGGAATTTGCCCATTCTTTTTCCAAATTTTCCTTCAGATCTTTGTCTTCTTAGGAAACTGGCAGTCCTTTGACGCCTTGTGTCCTTAAAGTCTTTTCCTCCAGGCGTGTCATCGTAGTCAACGCTTTGGTTATAAAACCATTGCCCTATTCTGTTAAAGCGTGCTGCTCTGCCAGGAAGATTAACTCTGTAGTTTGGATCACCCGTGTACCATCTTCTGTTTACTGGACTTGTCGGCCCGGCTGGAATGCTTGGGGTTGGAAGCACAAACCCGCCCGGCCCTCCCGGCCCGCCTGGTCCACCCGGCCCGCCACCTGGTGCAATAATGATTGGTGCGCCTCCAGTTGACATCATGCCTCTTGATGACATGCCACCACCGCCGCCTGGGGTAATAACTTGGCCCCTGTTGAGCGCAGCCATTGTTGTGCCAAGGTTTCTTCCGCCAGCGACTGGTGTTGCTGGAGCACCGCGAGCCCCAATTCCGCCTATATTTACATTGTTGGCATTGACGTTCATGTTCCTGACGTTTTCTGAGGCGATAAAACCACCCTTGGTGTTTTTCGCTTTTTGAAGACCGGTTCTCATGAGGGCAAATGTTGCGAATGCCCCAAACGCTCCACCCCCGGTCAGGCCCTGAAGGCCTTTGACCATTGATGTAATAGCGCCAACGATTGCCGTTAGACCCGAGAGAACATCGTTAATAAACGGAAGCATTCTCTGGAAGAGTTTTGTCATCTCTCCCTGGAATTCCATAATTTTTCCGATTAATTCACCGACACGATCACCAAACTCAAGAACAGTATCGCTGTTGTTCTGAAGCCATTGGTTGAATTGGCCGAATCTTGACGAACCAACCGCCTTTACGTGAGCCCAAACTCGGCCAAACATTTTCTCAATAACTCTCGCTCCGTCAATGTAGGGACGGAGTGTGTCCAGCATCTTGTTCCAGCCATAAGTGAATCTGTCCCACCAGTCGGACATTCTCTGGAAGATTCCCTCTGCTTCGTGGAGGTTATTGTTAATAAAATCTGTTAAATATCTAACAACTTTGTCTGTTGCAGAAACTATTGATTCCAGCATTGATCCCATGCCGAATCTCTGGGTGCTTGCAGAAATTCTTACAAAACCCCTACGCAAAATATTAAATATATCGTATGCAGCCTGTTTCATTGGCTCAAGAAGAGGCTGACCCAAATCTGCAAGTTGATTTCTTAGAATATTAAAATACCCTTTGATTCTGTTCATGAGCGTTCCAGAAACGGCATCAAACTGGCCTTCAACTCCGGCGGCTTTTGCAAGTTCTCCACTAGTGATTGCTTGTTCAAGTTCTTTCTTTGTGTCAATACCAAGTTTTTTCATTGCCTTTTTCATGGCTTCTTGATCCGGGAAAAGACCTTCGGCTGCAACTTTCGCTTCCGAGAAACCCTTCTTTGTGTCTTGGAGAATTGCAATAAGTTCTCCAGCCTTCTTCACACCCTCTTCAAGAGGCTGGCCAGCAGAGGCAAAGTCCATCAGCCCTTTTAGTGTATTTTGTGATCTTTGGTTAAACGTTGAAGTTTTAGAAACTGTCGCAAAAACAGTTCCAAGATTTTGCATACCAGCAGCGGCAAGATATGCATCAGACTGTAGTGCTCTTAGAGTTTGACGAGACTGGTTAAGACCTGGGCCAAATTCTCTTTTTTGCGTGTAGCGAAACGCAAACATTGCCGCTTCTTGTTCCCTCATGGCGGCAGCAGCGGCAGATAGACCTGCTGTGAATGCTGCCATACCGGCAGCAAGTGGGCCCATAGTTGAGCGCATTGCTTTCATGATCCAGTTGCCGGCGACAAACGACGCATGGACGGCAATCATGGCTGCTGACATCAAGCCAAGTTCAAGAACCACTCCCTTTAGGGACAGGTTCATGGCCTTAAGGCCTATTGTTCCCATCATCTTGACGGATTTGTCAAGAGCATCAAAATGTTTACGCCATTTGACAGATGACTGATTTAGTCTGTTCTGGGTCTGATTTAAGCGTCCTACGGTGTTGTTGAGCGCTCTTGTGCGACTGTCTAACTGCCGTATGTCTCTGTTGGCTGACCGGAATCCACGCCCATCATAACGAGAGTCTATTTTTAAGACTGTCTCTGCTGTGGCCGCCATATAAACCCCGTCGCACTAATAGGTCGGGCGCGGTTACTGAGATGCCCGTTTTTCCTGTTCTTCGCGATCTTGTTGAATAACTTTAGCACAGGCAAGCCGAATTAACCATTCGTCTTCCGTGCAATTAAGCAGCGAAATAGGGTCTGTTCCGAACAATTCCCCCAACCTTGCGGCTGAGATTATTGAGGAGTCCTCAACTAGTTCGCTGAAGACTCCATCGTAGGGTCCACGGTGTCAACTGTATCCGAGTATCCTGCTGCGTCAAGGATTGCGAGCGCGCCAGCCTCAAGATGTGGATCAACGCCAAAAAATGCCCGAACAGCATCGGGAACAGGCTTTGTCGCATCCGTCATCTCCAGAACATCTGGTGAGGCAAAGTTGAGGGCATAGCCATCTTCGTCAAAGACCTCTTCACCGTCAATGCAAATGCCGACAGTCGTGTGGCCAATAACGAAACATGAGAACTTAGTGGCATCAAGACCGTTCTTTGAGTCCTCTCCACAAGCCTTACGCCAGTTCTTTAACTGATTCTGTGTGATATTTGGGCTGATTCTCAGTGAAACGCCAGGACGTTCTGGGACCTCAAGGCGCACAACAGGACGCTCAACTTTTTTCTGTATCGCTTCCTTGAGACGGCCGAGCATCGTGGGTTCTGTGGCTGTTTTTGAAGCCTTAGCCTTTGGCTGCTTCTCGTCTGCCGGCTCTTCTGCGTATAGGGACGTGTTATCTGTCATGCTGGCAGACTAGCACAAAGCGCGCAATAGCGTGCAACTAATTAGTAAATTGTTGTTTTAATCAGACGACGCTCTGGACTGAAAATGTCAGCGCAAATGTCGTTGGCGCACCTGACGACGAGTCGCCGTCTGGCTCCGTAATCCCAACCAGGAGGCATGAGGAGTAAACTCTGTCGGCGCCGCGAACCTTGATGTCACAGTCGTAAGTTGACACAGTGATGTCGTAGTAAGCACGGCCGACCAGCGGTCTAAGGTCCTTCAACTTCTTGGCAATGCCGGCAGCCTTGCCATCGTCGTTGTTGTCATCGTCAAAGTGGGCAGTCAGAGTGATGTCACCGATTTCTGCTGGCGCACAAAGAACTGTTGGAAACTTTGCGCCACCCTCATAAATCTTTTCAACAGATGCTGTGATTTCACCGCCTGAGACCTGGGCAAACCGGAAGGTTGTCCACTTTGGCAGCCCTTCGCTGACTGGTGTAATCTCGGCAAGAATTTGCCTCTGTGAAAGTTTAGCCATTTCTGTCTCCTATTAGACGGTAACTGTTGAGGTTAGGTTTGACTTGACAATCGTGACATTGATCTTGTCGCCAATGCCGGAAACGCGAACCCCAACCTGCGCCGAAACTGTTCCAGCAGCAAGGGAGGCTGTTGTGTTGATTGATTCATCACACTTGACTGTATATCCATTGTCAACCTGAACGCCATTGGCATTGAAACCCTCGTACAGAGCGCCAATTGCCCTCATTCTCTCGCAGATAGCAGTCAGTCTGCCGGTGATTGAAGCGAACAGGCTTCCTCTTGCGTCAATGACCGAGAACAGCAGGTCCTCCATTGAGGCAGAAGCCTCAACAACGACACTGTTGATAGTGTCTTGCGATGTGATGAAGCGGAAGTTCTCTGTGTCAGAGGAGAGTGACCGGGCTCCGTAGATCCGAACCTGATTTGCAATAATTCTGATTGCATTAACGAAGTTCTCGTCAAGTTCGTCGCCAGTTGTCTTGTTTACATCAACCTCAACGCCATTGACGAAGTTTGCTGAAGAAATAAGACCGGCTGCTGGCTGATGAGGGCCAGTCTGGTTGTGTGCAAGAGCCCTCTTGCCGGCAATGTAGCCGTCGGGTGGGATCAGTCTATTGATGCCTGCGACCTCCGTTGGGACATAAACCCATGGGTAGTAGAGAGCGGCGTGTTCTGCACCATCTTCTCCCGCTAGGTCTGCTGCAACTGTTTCAGCGGCTGCGGCTGTCTGGCCATCGTCGGTGTGGAGAACGGCAATTCTATTGTAGGCATTTGCATGTGCAATTAGCGCAGTGTTGATTGAGTGAGTCTCTGGGCAAGAAACCGCACCAGCGCCGTATGAGTCGCTGAACAACTCAAGGGCATCAACGAAGGCTGTAAATGTTGTATCAACGGTGTCATCGTCTCTGTCGTCATCGCCAGCGCTGAAAGAAACTGCAATTGTTGCTTCCGGAAGGTTGTCAGTGACTTTTGCCGCCGTAACGTACTTTGAAGCGATTGGGCTGTTGTTGATTGCGTTAACAATGGCGTCGTTAGAAGCCTTAAGGCCTGTAGCGTACACAAGGTCGCCCGCATAGTAAAGGCGAACGTTTCTCAGAAGGCCAGAGGCAACAACCTCTGCCTCAAGATCTTCGCTCCATGAACCCTCGCCAACGGCAGTGAGAGTAATAACTGCAGCAGACGATGCTTCAAGGTCAAGCGAGCCGGAAGTAGCAGCAGGTCCAACAACTCTCGCGATATAGCACTGCGTGCCACCCTCTTCAAAGAAAGTCTGAACGGTTGGGTGCAGGTATGCGTAGGTGACATAGTCTCCATAGATTTGCTGGAACTCGGAAAGGCTTGTGACCTTAACCGCAGAGCCAGATGGCCCTCTTTGTGCAAGACCAACAAAAAAAGCCTGCGACGACTCTCTGATTGTTGCGCTAGTTGGACCAGTTCTTACTGCTGTGGATATTGTAACGCCCGGCATGGCACCTCTCTCCGTTGGTTAAAATTCGTCGCCTGATGGTGTCTCGGATTCCTCTGACGAATCCAATTGTACAGATGGCGAAGGTTCGGGTTCTGCAACTGTAGTAAAAGTTTCAGGTTCAGGCTGTGGCTCTTCTGCTTTCGCCTTCTTGCTCTTTGGGGCTGGTGCAGGATCTGACTGTGAAACAATTTTGTATTTTTTTGACTTAACGCCATCAAGCACTGCTGGATGGCATGCGCAGGCAACGCCAGTGTTTCCCGGATAAAGAAGAACAGATGGATTTCCTACTGAGACATTTCTGCCGGACACGTTGACGAATGTAACAACTCCAGCATCGGTTGACGCAAGTTCGGCGTTGGAATTGCTTTTGATTTTCTTTACATCATGCACATGTGCCATAAAAATCTCCATTGACTACAAAGTGACAAAATTGTACATCATAAAAAGTCACTCAAGACTGAGCGAAGAGTATGTAATTCCTATTTCACTAGCAGTTCCTATTGGTTGTCTATCAACAACTTCATCTATTGACAGGTCGTAAGATATATACGCACCAGCCATTACTCTGTCTCCCTTGAGAAGCGTTAGATCAGAGAATTGCTCCTGCATTGATGCTTCGTCTATCTGTACTCTAAAAGTCTCACGCTCGTCCATTGCCTGTAAACACGGGTAGTCCAGCAGCGCAGACCTAACAACAGTGGTGAGCCGGTCCCTCATCAATGTCACTTCCTCTGATCCAATATCCCTGGCCCAAACATATGTTCTCATAGAGTAGTTGACTCTATATAGCGGATTGTCTCCGCTGTAGCCAATTCTATTAAAATTATTAGTTGACATCACAACAGTAATAACAGTTGGCCATGAATCAAGAGCAACTGGCTCGTAAGTGAGGAATGTAATTGGATCCGGCATATTCCCATCATGCGCAGACCAGCCGTTACGGTAGGAAACAAGCCGGACCGGAATATCCCTTTTAAGGTATTCATTAACGTAGTTCTTGGCAAACTGAGCGCCATTCATTAGTTCCATCAGTCTGCATCCTCAAGGTATTCGGCAACGTCTTTCTCTAGTTGCTTTGCAAACAGCGGCGGCTCAAAAATGATCTCTCTTTTTGGCATGCTCCACGTCCCAAATTGGTGGAACTTGGCAACATCACCCCTAATACCAAATGTTGCACTTTTCTTTCTTATGACCCTTACATTGAGCCTCTCAAGAGACCGGAACAGTTTGCCGTTTTGCACCAGCATTGGAGCGCCGATGTACCTCTTCGCTTTCCACGCCCCATACTCTGCGTCAAGCGGCTTCCAACCACCAACAAGACTTCCCTGGGTTGTGAAGTTAAAGATCCAAGATTCTTTAAGTCTTTCTTCTGCTTTTAAAAAAACAGGTTCTAAATTTTTAGTTCTTCTTTCAACTTTTTTTAATAAATCTCTTAAAGGATCGCCGTCAAACTCAATCTGGTATCTAATTTTTCTCGCATACATTTTTACGCAACCCGAGTTCTACGGTACTTTTTCACGGACATGAGTTCCCGCTCGGTAAACCCAGTCTCTAGAGGGGCGACGTTTCTTGACTCTAAATCCTTGATCCCGACAACGTCGTCATGCATATTTTGCATTTCTCTTGTCGCGGCGCGGAGTATCAAAAGTTTGAAGAAAGGTATTGCCTCGCCATCAAGGCCAGCCTCGTAGGTAACCGTAACCAAATCATCAGCCAACAGCAGATACACATCAATCCCATAGCGACGCACTACGTAGTCTCTTTCTGCGACGAGGGTCTGCTCGGTACCGTTGATGGGCTTAACCTTGACTTCCGATACGGACACAACGGGAGAATTTCTTAGATAGACAGTCTCTGGAGGCATCGCATAGTTAATGGCGCTTTGCTGTGAATTTCCCTGGCTTGTATAAAAAGAAGATTCTAAATTGTGGTTGTAGAAAAATGAGGACATCGGCATTGGCTGGTTGAACGAAGAAACCCTGTGTTCCTCAATAAATTCAGTCACCTCAATCGGCCTTCTCAGGTACGTCTCAAGTTCGCTTTGCAGGCCAGCGAGAACCATGTCGGCAGCGTCCTGTTGACGCAGCGACAGGCTTATGTCCATGTAAGTGACAAGGTCTTGTGCCGTAACCAGCATTGCTTATACCCCCTAGGGGTTTAAATCAGCCGCGACCGCGACGACGGAACAGGTTGGTGACGCCCTCGCGCACGATGTCGCGGACACGCTCTTCCTGGGTTCCGCCCTGGCCAAAGCGCCGCCTGCCCAACTGTGCAGCGGAGCGGCCAACTCTGCGAATTCTGCTTGAGCGACGGCCGCCTCTTCTGCCTCCGCGACCGCCCCCGAGAGTAAACTTCAAGCCTGGGATCATTGAAAACTCCTAATCAAGTGTTTTCAGTGATTGTACCACTATGCAAATAGCGCTTTTGTTATCTGTCAGCGTTTGGCGGTTTTTCAGCAGTAAAGCCAGAGTCAACAGTACCCGCTGGCGCCTCAACTGGAACCCATGCGCGAGAGTATTTGTGATTAGCCACATCTCTGTGCTTTAAAAGGGACCCGTCCATCATTAGTTGATACTCGTCGGTCTTCATTTGAAGCAAAGAATCCATGTCTTTTTTGTCATATTTTTTTGACCTAATGATGTTTCTAATAATGCTGGAAACTGGCTTGGCAACCATGGTTGTTCTGCCCCTGTTGAGACGTATGTGCATCAATTGTGCGTCAATGCTGTCGCAGTCAAAAAAGATCACAGGGCAACTACCTCCGCATGCATCCTGTATGCGTTTTTGAGACTGCCCCAACAAGAGTCTCTCATTCCCATCAATAACTATATTTGTTGACGACTGGACAATCAGTGGAGAAAGAATCCCGTAGTCAGCCAACGAACGAGATAGGACCAAAAGATCCGGGCGAAGAATGTGGGTTGATTTAAATGGGGCAACATGAAGTTCCGCGAAGTCAACATAATCAATCTTCATTTGCTAGTTCCTGTTCTGCTGCTTTCTGTCTAAGAGTGTGCGCCTTGGTCTTTGGCCCGACCGGCGCTGCTGCGGCAACGTTTATTTCATTGAGAAGAAGGTTCCGTATAAGCCAGTTGATCGGGTACGAGTACGGGTCAGCGAGATGCTTTTTTCTGAAGTCGGCTACATAAGCCTTTGCGCGACGTTCATTATCTATTCCAAGCATGTTTTCATCTATGCATCGCTTAGCGCCATCAAAACCGTCATTCGCGTAACTCTCAATTAATTTCTCAACATCAAAGTCTTTCCACCATCTGCGCTGAGCATCAATTTCCGGCCAACACTCCCAGAGCCTGTCGTAAAACTCTGGCTCGGTGGCTATTACGTCACCAATCCTACGGATAGCGACAGAGTGGAGGGGAATACCGACACGTGTGTTGCTCCCAGTTAGCGCAGCAACATCGTAATACTCGCAATACTCCGCATTATGCTCTTCTGAAATAAATTTCAGAACATCATCCATTTGCCAGTCATAGATTACTTTTGCAAACTTCAAAGGTATTGACTTCTTCATTCTGTACGGCGAAACAATGTAGTTTTCGTGCAGTTTTTGAACCAGAGAACGGTATCTAACCATGGACTCGTTGGCTCTAACGCCAGTGATAAAAGCAACGCTCCCCTTCTTTCCCTGCATTGTGTAGTAGTCAACCATTTCCGGCAATCCCTCGTCTGAGGTGAGCCCAAAATGCTCTGCAGTGATAGCCCACTCAGGTATCGGTCTAACCCTGCGACCCTCTTTATATCTCTCATTGCTCCACAGAACAACAGGCTGTCTAGCCCCAAGAACCCATACTTCTGCCAGATATGGCAAGCAGTACCACTCCATATCAACCCAGTCATATTGCCTGACTTTGTTGGCATACTCGTAAATCATGGGGCTGACCATTTCTTCATCTCTAAAGATGACCTTTACTGGTCCGAGCCCACGTTCTTCATGCACTTCTTTTGCTAGATACAAAACGGCAGTGCTGTCTTTGCCCCCAGAAAACTGGACGCATACGGTGTCAAAGGAATCATAAACGTGCCTAATGCGCTGGCGGGCTGCTTCAACTACGTCTATGTCAAGAAACATCCTCTGTCTAGTCATAGGTATGTAACCAATCCGCTCAGCCTTGAAATTTCCGCTCTCAGTTCATCAATAACTCTATTGAGGCGATTTATTTCAAGATCTTTTTCGTCGGGCTTGCTGTAGTAGGGGTTGTTTTTGTTGTGGACCAAAGTTGCGTATCCGGACATGAGATATTCACCCCAGTTGTCTCGCATATAGGCCCACCACTGTTCCCAGTCCTGCATGGACATCTTTCCTGCAGAACGGAATTCAACTCCAATTTCAGCGCCACTTCCTATAGCCATCAGTAATCAGCAACCGAGTCAAGAAAGTTAATCAATTTTTCTGATGTTGTATTGCCGTCAGTTCCGGGGTCGTTGCGAAGCCACCGGATGAATTCATACCATCGTCTCTGCTGTTCTGGATTGTCAAAAACAAGCGTGTATTGGACCACTGCCTGGGGGGCTGATCCCGGTGCAACAACAGTGCTGCCAGAAACGGCGACTTCCCTGTGGTCAATATCCCTATTTGCGACAATCTTGCGCTCACCCTCTTCGTCTTCTTCAACATTGAGGGTTGGTGCCTGTGGGCGCTCCATGACGACAGGTGGGACGTATCCACCAGCGATGGGAGAAATGACTTCACTGGCAATCTGGGATTCCTCCATAGCGGCCATCTCAAACTCATCCCAACCAAGATCTTCTAGCAATTCCGGATAGGAGTCATATACGTCAATAAGAAGATCGCTGAGTTCCCTGGGGTCTGTATGTCCAAGTTCCATCGTTCTGTTGTCTGCAAGCGCGTAGGCAATCGCCGTTTCGTCTGGCACGTCCATTTGTACGGCAGCAATTTCAGTCCACCCAAGACGTTTGGCGGCTTCAAGTTGGTGGTTTCCTGCGATGACGGTGTATGTTCCGTCAGAATTAGGTCGCACGACTATTGGCTTCATCTGCCCGAACTCGCTGTACGAGGATGCAATAGCGCCGATGTTGCCTCGCCTGGGGTTTTTCTCCAGTGGTAACAACTGTTCTATTGGCAGTGCAAGTGACTGCAGGTCTTGGGAAATCTTATTAATCATGAAATAACCTGCGCCCTCACATTGGCGTTTAGAGTACGCATTGCGTCTATTGATGTACGCAATGACAATAGTTTTTCGCGCTTTGACTTTAGGAGTGCTTCGGCAATTTTGAAGTCAAAGTTTTCGTCGGCAAGTTTGTAGTCAGCCCACGCTTCTCTCTCTTTAATTGACCCTTTGGCAGAGAGATACTCTTTTGCCCAGTTTGATTTGTAAAGTGCTTCTTTTTTAGCCTGATCTTCTGCGAGTGATTCAAAAGCCTCTGTCTCCTCTTCAAGTAGGCCTATCAGCCTGGTTAACTCATGCTCAATGTCAACTTGGCTGATCGGTTTGTTTCTATTTATCATTTTTCTCCAAGCAGAGTATCTAGCGGGGACCAATCTATCTTTTCCAAAGAAGACAGTTGCTCCTTGGTCCAACTGTATTGTGATTCACCAATTTTTACAATCCCCATTTCCCTCAAAACCCACGCATCACATTCGTCATCAGCGCTTCCTCCACTAAACAAGATCCCGGTCTTTGAAGAGATTGCGGATATGACTTCAGACTTTCCTGCGTTGCCTTTTCCGGTGGCAAATTTCGCCCTAGATGTAGGCGGTATGTCAATGAACGGAATATTTGATTCCCACAAAAGCATCCGTATGCATCCACCTAGTTCTCCAATGCTGTGCGCTTGGGAATTTCTTGAAGCAAATGAATAACTTTCAATTATTACAAGATCAATATTTAAATTTTCGCACAATTCAATCACGCCACGGCTAACCGCAGAAAGGCGTGATGCTCCCCGCAGAGTCGTTTTAATGACTTCTGTTCCAGCGCTTGTTGATATCCCTGTTGAGGTCAAAGAAGGGTCTATGCCGGCAATATTGATTAATCCCACGAATGTCTCGCTAGACCAAGATCAAAAGCCAATTGCGGATTGTCCCCTATCCGCCTATGACAAGGCCTGCAAACGGCAAGGAGATTGTCTTCATCAAGAATTGAGCCACCCTGAGAACGCCGTACAAGTTCATGGATGTCAACTGCCATTTGGCGCGTGTAAACAACCTTGCCATCGTGTTCGGCAAAAACAGGGCACGCTTCGCAGAGCGGACGCTCTTCAAGCAGTCTCTTGACAAGTGGGCGTCTAAGCCGGTATTCCGCTTCTTTTTTCTTTGACCTGTATCTCACAGGGCGGATACTACTACTCGTTAGAGCGAGTCTCCGGATATGTCGTCAAATTCCCACTTGTTATTGAGTGCTGCCCAGAGTGCTCTGTCAACTGCGGTGTCTTCAAGATCAAACTCTTTCAACATCTGACGATGAGTAGCGATTGCTCGCTTGAAGAACTCAACTTGCTCCCACCCGTCAGACTTGATTTGAGTTCCAGTTTCAATCATCATCATGACGTCATCAAGGCGTCTATTGACGTGAAACTTAAATCTGTCAATCTTGATTATTTTGCCCTGGTATGCCTTCGCTGCCTCTCGGGCTAGTTTTTCTCCGCTACGCCCCATTGACAAATACCGGTCAGCATCTGCTTCGGCATCCTCCTTGATGTTTTCAATTTGGGCATCAAGGTTGTCAATGAGCATCAAAAGAGCGTCTTTCCAACGGCCCCAGTTTTGGGGCTCAAGAAGGATCGCCCTCTGGCTTGGGGAGAGTTTGTTTTTTACCTCTTCCGCAACCATTCTGGCAAAAGTGTCGTCATTAATCATTATTCCCACGCTGGACATATTTTTTTGTATGAACACCATCCGCACAAGACGGATTTAACTGGTTCAAATTCCTCCGATTCGCATTTCTTGTCTATTTCTTCTTTTGTCTTGACAACTGTTTCCTCAACAGATTCAAGTTCTATTTTTGTAACACTCTTATTGAACTTAACCCCATCTTTTAGATAAAGAAGTTCAACCTCAGTTGCTGTCCCCAGACCTATTGATTCCAGCAAATGAGAATAAACAAGGAGTTGGAAAAACTTATCCCCGACCCACTTTTGTTTCGGTGTTTTACCTGTTTTGTAGTCAGAGATAACGAAAGTTTCGTCATCTTCTGATTTGCTGTACCTATCAATAAAGCCTTTAATCCTGACGCCACCTATTTCACCGTTAAGTTCTGTTTCAATGCCGGTTGGCGAGACGTATTGTGGATTTTCAATCTTCCACAGGTTTTCTATACACCACCAAGAGTTCCACCTGAACAGACGCATTTTGTCTTCCCCGCGAACATATTGGACAACCCTGTCGTGATACTGCTCGTCCCAAACTTGCTTTGCGAGAAATTTCGCAGTTTCCTGCGTTCTGTCTTCTGGTGGAAGCGCGTACATCTCCTCAAGAACAGTGTGAACAAAATTGCCCATCAGGGTTGCCTCTGTGGGGGCGTCTGGGATCAGATCAATTTTGCTGTATTTGAACTTCAGGGGACACTGCTTAAATGTCCCCATTGAAGACGGGGACAGATGCGGTGGCGGTGAAAACGCCAAGTTATTCCGCCTCAACAGCCATCATCAGAACCTGGCCTATGAGGGCCTCAAGGTCTTCGCGATTTGCTGTCATCTTGGTTGGCTTCTGCCTATCCCCTGCGTATTCGCTCCAGAAGGAATTTAGTTGCGACTTTTGCTCCTGATTTAGGCTCTTGGAAAGAGACACGAATTGATTCCACAATTCCTCAATCACTGGGTCAATTTCATTGACAGCCTCAATCTCCATCGCCTCTTCAGTTCTGGCGAGGTAAAGGCCGATGCCGAGAGCCTGAGCAGCCTTCTTCAATGCATCGGATACAGCGCCCTTGAACTCATCGCCAAGGTCAACGATGTCACCCTGCTTGGTGCGCTTGATTTTCTGACCGCCGAAGCCGTCCTTTGTAACTGAAACAAATCTGTCTGCCTCTGGAAAGGCGACTAGGCGGACGTGGGCGACGATGAAATCGGGATCAAGGGGATCGCGCTCGCACTTGATGATTTCGTACGACCATCCGTCATAGCCGAGAACCTTGTTGAGGCGGGTAATTACTTCGCTGACAGGGATGTAGGTGAGGCTCGCACCGCCCTTTTTGAGTACGCGCTCTACCTCCTTGGGGAATGGCTCGGACAGTTTGCTGTATGTCTCAGCGCTGTTTTTCACTTGTCAGTACCTTTCATGTAAATAGCAATGTTTGTTTTTTCTTCACCAACTTCACAGAACTGGTCTGCGTTGATTCCGATCTTTGATAGTTCCTTCACCCGCCAGTAAGAGGGGTTGAAATACTCCAGCATCTTAATGGCGATTTCCCGTGAAGACAACACGACTTCGCCGGTGTCCATGTCAACAGAGGACTGACTGATGCGGTCATAGGTCGCTTCCATCAAAGATTTGTGATCCCACGACTTGCGGGGACTGGCTGTTTTCTTTTGAACAGAAGCACCGGCAACGTCAATTTCGGAGATGTTCTTCTCCTCCATTTTTTCCATTACCTTCTTTGAGAAGGACTCGTAGATGTCCGCTATGTCTCGCTTGATTTGATTGAGAACAACAAGGTGTTCCAGCATTTTCTCAACATCAAGCGAATCAAGTTCATCGTTGTAGTTAAGGAAGTTGTCAAGGTTGAGAAGCATCGCTCTCAACTCAGAGGGTGTAATAAGCAACAAACTCTCCGTTCGTGTTAGTTGCTAGACGATGATACTCACCCTTTTTCTCTGCGGCAACCCAAGACCAGCCAAATATGAAAATGCACCCACAGCAGAGTCAACTTGGTCGTCGTGGTCACAGGCTTCTGGGAATGAAGAAATCTCATCAAGCCAGTCGCTGACCCATGGACCACGAACGATCCGCACGTTTCCGTTTGCAACTGCGGCGGCAAATGGCCTTGCTCTTGTGACCTTGTCCCCGGTAGACCTAATACCCTGGAAGTCATACCCTGGGACCACATAACGGGCGTATTGGTCAACCAGGGCCTTGCCGGAAGAGCCAGGCTCCTGTTCCATTCTTATGGCCACCCCATGACCGTCTTCATAAGCGGTCTGAGCCACTAACTGCTCAACCTGCTCCCCCCTGACCCTTGCCTTACGCACATCAAGGATGTAGGCAACACCCTGGTCAAAAATCATTAGTGTACCAACGGTCCAGTCGGGATTAGGGTTTGACGCTGAGGGCTCAGTCGCCGCTAAGTCCCAAAATCTGACAACTCTTGCCGCAGATGTCACATGGGGAACTTCAGCGGGGTCAATAATTACTACAGAAGTCCGCTCAAACATGGTCCCCAGGGTCGTAGACCACCAGTCGCCTTCTTCTAGCCTTCTTCTCTCAACAGGATCAAGCGCTGACAGGGCCTGACGGTAGGAGTCGGCATCAATACCGGGGTTATCCGTCAATTTTGATGGAACAAATATTCTGCCTTTTTCTTTACCCTCAATAATAAATCTTTGCCTAACCCAGTTGGGGGCTGGGTTTGATGCGGCCCTCATTCGTAGCGGGATTTGAGAAAGAGGGCCGGTTGCCGGGCGGCGCAAACGGGAGAACAAGTATCTGTAATCAGATTCGCGAATTTCCGTCACCTCGTCCATACCGATGAACTGAAATTCAGATCCCTTGTATCGGAGATAATCGTTGGTGTTGTTCAGGTATCCGAAAGAAATTCTCGCCCCAGAAGGGAAGGTGGCAACATAACTATTCGCATTCCAGTGAATGTCCGACTCATTGTCAATCCATGACTTAAATCTGTCCATCAAAGCGCCAGGGAGAGAAAGGTCGGCAAATGTTCTTCTAAAAAGGATTGCGGAATAGCCGGGTACATCAACATATTGAAGAGCAGACATCAAAAGGGCGGAAGACTTTCCGCCGCCAGCCGCGCCGCCAAAAAGAGCCTCAATCGCGTTTGTTCGCAAAAATACCCTTTGTGTAATGGACGCCGACTCAGGGCAATACAGAGGTTTCTTTGGTTCAAGATATTCAAGAACCTTGTTCCAGTCAGTTGCCATCTAAACACTTCCTTCGCTTCATAACACAATAGAGCACTAAAATAGGCTACGGTGTAGCATGTATGCGCAAGAGAGCAAAAGAGAATCTTTCAAAGATGATTGACAAATTAAGAAAATTTGGCCGCAAAATAGCAACTAGACAATTTTCTTCATACCTATTGATGGTAGGATTTATATTATTTACGAGCATAGGCGCAGGGATTTTTTCCCCTGCCTTGGGTTTTATTGCGGCGGGTATCTCATGCGGTCTATACGGATTTCTCTTGGGTCTTGAGTAGATAACACATGGCCTGGAACTCAACACAGAACAAGTCTCTATCCGGACAGTCTTCTAAGGCTGCAGTTGGCCCTGGGGCGCCTATTGCACAAAACCTGGCACTTGCTGGTCGTCCGTACACTGACTCATGGGACATTGAGCGCGTTTACAAAGAGGGCATGCAGAAGGTCACCTGGGTGGCTAGGTGCATTGACGCAATCGCAGGAAACCAAGCAAGACTCCCGATTATTCTCCGAAAAGACAATTCTCCGGATGGGGAAGTATTGAGCGGAAGCAAGGCCAAAAACTCCGAACTTCTTAAGATCCTGAATACGAAGAGCAATATCGGGGAAAACTCATTTATCTTCAGGTACAGGCTTTCATCGCAACTCCTCATGAGTTCTAGGGGCGCTTTCATTGAGAAGATCAGGGGGCGCGACGGGAGTATCGTTGGCCTCAACCTTTTGCCGCCACAAGCAACTGCACCAATACCTGATCCAAAGAAGTTTGTTGCTGGCTACGAAGTAAAAATGCCAAACGGCGGTGCCGTGTACATGAAGCCTGAAGATGTTGTTTGGGTTCGTCGTCCACACCCGCTTGATCCATACCTTTCGCTCACTCCGCTGGAGGCTGCGGGAATCGCGGTTGAAATTGAGAACTTGGCAAAGGTCTACAACAGAAACTTTCTCCTCAATGACGGCAGACCTGGAGGAATCGTTGTTCTTCGTGGCGAGATTGACGACGACGACAAAGAAGAAATAAAAAACAGATTCCGTGGAAACCTAACAAAAGCGGGTCAAACAACAGTTATTTCCTCGGACGATGGAGCAGACTTTGTAGACACTTCGTCAAGCCCGAGAGACGCTGCCTACATACAAATGCGCCAGATCACCAAAGAGGAGATTCTCGCTTCCTTTGGTGTTCCTGAGTCGGTCATCGGCAATGCCTCGGGCAGAACATTCTCCAATGCTGGCGAAGAAATTAGAGTCTTCTGGAATGAAACAATGCTCCCCCATCTTGAGCCTCTCGCTAGGGCTCTTGATGAACTTGATGAGCAGTATTACGTTGACTTTGACACAAGCCAGGTACCTGTTCTTATTCTCTACGAACAGGAGAGAATGCGTTACATCAAGGAAGAACTTAGCCAGGGGCTTATCAGCGTCAACGAATACAGGATTGCCGCCGGCATGAAGGAAGTTGAGAGCGATCTTGCCGACTCACTTCTGATGAACCCAAACCTGACCCCCATTGCAAACACAAAAAAGAAGATGGAGGAGCAGACGCAGGCCCAGGTCCAGGGGCCCCCAGGAATGCCGGGGATGCCCCCAGGCGCTCCCCCGGGGATGCCGCCCGGAATGCCGGGAGCAGGTCCGGTCGGAGCGGGTGGTCCACCGGGGGCGCCAGATCCAACGACCATGGAAGGCGCAATGCAACTCGCCGGACAAACCCAGGCAATGGCAGAAGATGCTACTGGCACAACAGACCTTCCACCTCTTCCAGTCGCAGAGCCCGAGGTTGCTCCCGCTACCGCATCAGCACCTTCGGGCGGAATACAGACGAAGTCTGAAGATGAGTGGGACAAGAAGATTAAGACAACATTTAACAGGTGGACAGAAATCCTTGACAGAAGCCTTGAGAGGGTTTTTGAGCGCCAACAGAGAGTCGTCCTTGAAAAGGCAACTGGCGCAAAATCTAAAAAACAGATAGAAACCGGTTTGCTGGATGTTGATTCAGTTTTCTCAATTGACACTTGGGATAAGCAGATGGACGAAGACATCAAGCCAGTTCTTTCTGCAATCATCAATGATGCGCAAGAAACCTACGCAGAAAAAAGCCTCATCAAGTCTCACATGAAGAAAGAGGACATAATCGCCCACATTGACTCTCAGATGTTGAGAATCAAAGCGATTAACGAAGAAACATCCTCAGAGATCAGTAGCGCAATTTTTGCTACACTTTCCATTAGGGACCCCGAAGAGCGAGCAACGGCACTTAGGAGCGCTATTGTCACAACTTTCACCAATCTTCTGGCAAAGAAGCGTGGACAAATTGCTGAAGACGAAGCCCGTCGTGCCTGGTCAGTTGGTGCCCAAATATAAATCTGTAAATTAGCCAAATAATTTAAAGATTTATCAATATCTTCAAATTGATACTTCCCTTCGTGCCGGTTTTTATGACCTATTATTTTTGAAGTCACCGAGGAGTCGTATGTCATATAGCAACATTGAGTTCAAGTCAAACCCGGGCCAATTCAACATTGACGAGGCCCAGGGCATCGTTGAGTGTTTCGTGGCGGGCATTGGCAACAAAGACTCGGTAGGCGACGTTCTTGTTCCTGGAGCATTTTCAGAAAGCCTTAAGAGAAGAAAGCCTCGCGTTGTGTGGGGCCACAACTGGAATGACCCAATTGGAAAAGTCCTAGAGATTTATGAGGTTGGCCCTGGAGACGCCAGACTCCCACAGAAGATGCGCCAGGCCGGAATCGGCGGTCTTTACGCCAAAGTGCAATTCAACCTGAATTCGGAGAAGGGTCGCGAGGCTTTTGCCAACGTGGCTTTCTTCGGCCATGAGCAAGAGTGGTCAATTGGATACAAGACCATTGACTCAATCCATGACCCAGGCGTCAAGGCGAACATCCTCAAGGAAGTTGAACTTTACGAAGTTTCGCCAGTTCTTCACGGCGCCAACCAGTTGACTGGCACAATTTCTGTAAAGTCAGACGATCTGGCCCTGGCCGATGCAGAAAAGGGTTGGGGCATGGGGATGCCACACCACATGATGGGCATGAAGCCGCAGCAACCACAGGTCATCGTTATTAGAGAAGACGACGATGATGATGACAAGTACGAGTCTGAGAAGCCGATTTTTGCCGAGGGGCTCGCTCAGCCGATTGGCGGACAACAGCGACGTATGCTTGAAAAAGAAATCGCTGAAAGAACCGGTTCTCAAATCCGCCTAATTGAGGCGACCGAAAACACGGCAGTTTTTTCAAGAATGATGCCTACTGGCGGAACAATGGTTTTCCGCGTCAGTTATCACACCCCTGACAATTTCAGAACTTTTATGTTTGGCAAGCCGGAACTTGCAGACGGCCAAGTGACAATGCCGGGTGCGACGCAAAAGCCAAGAACGGTTGTTCCCTCCCAGATGCCATCAATGCCCATGCAGGTTAAGCCCGGCTATTCGCAAGACGAAATGGGGATGTATTCATTCCCTAAGTCTGGTGAGACGGAAAAGTCTGATCTAGGTTCCCAGATTCAGGCCATTGAGGACATCCTCATGGCTGAAACTGAGGAAAAAGTTGGCAGAACCCTCAATAGAAGAAATCTTTCAAAACTGAAGTCAGTCATGGAGAGCCTTCAAGAAATAATTGCTTCTGCTGAAAAGGAAATGGACACAAAGGGGTACGTGATCCCGGTTCCATTGGAAGAGGCATTTAGCACCAAGCAACTTCTAGATCCAATCTTTGACTATCACAGAGTTGAGACTCAAGTTACAGAAGACGGAATTGTCATTACTTCCGGAGTTACACAGGAATTCATAGAGGCAATTGGCGTTGCCGAAAAAGCGCTCGGGCGCACGCTGAGGGGCGGCCCGGGAAAAGCGCGCCGCGCCGGGCGCGGCCTGGCGGCACGCTTTGATCCAAACGCCTGGGACGGAGACGGAGACGGCTTAGTTCAGGAAGGTACACCTTTCCAGCGTCCTGCGATTCCAGGAGTTAACGACCGTTCAACTCGCGGAAGAGTTGACCCAGCAGCAGCAACACAGGCCTGGCAAACAGGTCAGCGCGGAATGGCTTCGCGCGGCGGTCGCCGTATCACCTTGGGCAATGCGAACCCGAATAGTTTGGGCCCGATGTACGGCTATGACCCAGAAGAGCAGGACTTCAGTTCTGAATCTTATTGGGAAGAAGTTTTTACAGACAGCGACGATATGTTGCCGTTTTTTCAGGAATGGCTTGAAAAGGAAAAAGGCAAAGAAGCGCTCTGGCATGAACTATCAGATGATGAATTTGAAGAATTGGTTGATAAGTGGAAGTCAAGCGATGCGTTTGAAAAAGACGTAAAACGCTACGCTGAAATTCAGGCCGATGAAGGAATAGAAGATGGCGAAGCATTTAGGTCCCTATTCAAGCGGTCAACGCTTGACAAAGTGTGGGTAAGAAACGAACCCAAAGAACGCGGGATGGCATCTCGCGCCGATGTTTTGACAGATCTGGCCATAGATAGCGACGTATCTGAAGCAATAGATTCTATTGTCAGAGAAGTGCTTGTTTATTCTGGGACAGGGGATAAAGACAAGATTTCTGACTTGGTTTCAGACGCGGCCAGAGAGATTCTTGACTCCATTAATTTTGACTCCATCAAAGACAGCCCTGGTAAAGCAGTTTCTGATTTCAGAAAAAAACTTGTGGAAACACTGTCAGACGAGGACTTTTTGCGCGAAGCAATGAGGAAAAAGGACGCAATTAATGAGTTTGTTGATGGTTTATACGACGCCGTAAATTCTGCTTTTGAAAAATATGAAGATCATCTCAAAAAAACTGGTGGAGACTTTGAAGACTTTGCCGATTTGAAATTTGAACTCCTTGATGACCTTGACGGAAGAGTTTCTAAAATTCTCAATTCATCGCGCAAATTATTTGGCGAACTAAAATCAAAGAAAACTGAAGACGAATATAAGTCCAGAGATGAACGTAGAAAGTTAATTGCCTCAATACGGGCAGGGGAACTTCCTAAAGACTGGAGAGGTAGAGAGACAGAAGACCTAGTGGATGGTCGTGTTGCGTATGAGGAAGCACTTGAAGAAATTGTAAACAACAGCCCAGATGCAGACATTGACGAGTTGATGTCTGACTATATTGAGGCCGTCAGAGAGGGCGCTAGGAAAAATCCGGACAACAGAGTCCTCGCAGTCCTTGCTGATGTGTACGGAGATGATGGGAAAATAACAGACGAAGAACTCAAGAGAAACCTGCAGGACGTAGCAAGACGCTCTCCATTTAACAAAAAGAGGGGCAGAAATGAGAAAGAAGTTCTTCGCGGCATGGCATCTCGCGGTGGCGGGCGTCCTGGCGACCCGATAACCGACCAAGAGCGCAATAAGGTCAAGAGAGACAGCACTGCCGTATCAATGTTCAAAGAGTCAACAGACTACGACAATGCTTTTAATTCTTGGCAAAAAGCCAACCCTGGAAAGTCGGAAAAAGACTTTGAAAAGTCGCCGGAATTTACTGATGCACTGGTTGAGTTTGACAGATACCTGCTTGACCAAGCATCAAAGGCCACGGGGATTCGCTACAGCAGAACCATGCCATATAGCGGTGGTCCAATTTCTCTTGAGCAAATGACTGCTAAGCAAATTCTCAGAGACAGAATGTCTGGGATGTCTCTTGATGATGTCGCTGAAAAAATGAATCTGTCTCGCGAGAAAGTCAGATCGCTTGAGGCTCAGGAAGTTATGCGCCTGAGAGATGATGCTTCACCTAGAGAAATACTTGCCTACAGAACAATGGGCTTGAGCCTTGAAGACACAGGTCGTCTCTTTGGCATGCGCCCAGAGGACGTGCGCAAAGCAGAAGCCAAAGAGATGGCCGACATCCGCAAGGATATGGACGACAACAAACTTATTGAACTCCGGATGATGGGCTTTTCTCTTGATGATCTCGCAGAAATCACCGGAGCCAGTAGGGAAGATCTTCGTAAGCGGGAAATACAAAGACTAAGAAGAGGCCCAGAAGACGGTGGCGGCGCGCGCGGAATGGCTAGCCGTGGAAGGTCAGAAGACTTTGACGGCGGGTATGACGAGGCGTACGGTCCGACACCCCCCATAACAAGAAGGCCGCCGGTCGGAGAATGGGATGTCCTCGTGGGTGAAGAAGCCTACGAGAGAGAAGATGCCAGCAGGCAGCAACGCGGCATGGCAAGCCAAAACGTTAGACCAAACGCCGGTCTAGTTAAGTACTCAACAGATCTATTGAATGAAAAACTTGAAGACCTGGACTCAGATCCTCAACCAGGAATGGCCGGAGCGACCCTTGATAAGACATGGGCAGAGGGAGTGCTTGATGGGCTTCGTGACGGCAGACTTTCATCTGATGACGCAATCAACATCATTGGCCTAGCAGGCAACGATGTCTTTAACGAAGGCAAGAAGCCAGAAGGCGAAAGAAACCAGGCACTCATTGATTCACGTATCAAGTTGAGCAAGAGGCTAAGAAGGTCTGTCGTTGATTCAATGTCCGAGGGCGACATGGAGGAATACCAGGCAAATCGCCGCAGAAGAATGGGTGCTGATCGTGGAATGAGAAGCACTCTTTCTGAGGCAAACAGAAGGAGGGATGCCGGCCTTACTCCAGGCACTGGTGATCCATCCCCGGGAACACGTGGCCAAAGAGTGGCATCAAGTGGCGGCGAGTACAAGCCGAACACAGAAGAAAGAGATGCTGCGATTATTCAAAGGCTGAGAGACATAGGCCTTAGCGATGATGAAATTTCCGAATTGACTGGAATAGACAATCTTCCAGACGCAGAAAGAGGAATGGCATCAAGAGAAATAAAACTAAACAATCGGCAGATTGATAACGCCTTATCAGAACTTGACAATTTGACAGATGATCGTGGTTATGAAGATTGGGAATCAATCCAAAAACTGCGTCAGCAATTGTCGGACGCCAAAGACAACAACGGAGTTTTTTCTCCTTCTGAGAGGGATATTGAGGACTATCTTGACGAACTAGAAAAACTTGAAGATGCAGGATTTGACGACTGGGAAGGTCTGTCAATGATCCGTTCTATTATTAGTGATTCTAGGGGCGAACGTGGCATGCGCTCAAGAAACTCCGAAATAGATATGACCCTTGAGGAATACGGTCAACTTCTTGACACTCTTGACAAATATGTTGACGGAAGCGCGGGCGAGGGAGTCGGCGCTGATGACGACATGCGTGTTCTTCAGCAGGTAATGGACAAACTTGAGGCGAGCCAAAACGCCAATGACGCAGTTGAACTAACGTCTGACGAAATTTCTGACTATCTAGACAGTCTTAAGAATATCCGCGACAACGGTCCAATGGAGGACGCGACTTCTGGCGACAAGGCTAATATCAACAAGTTGATCTCAGCCCTTGAGGGGGCTAGGGATTCACGGGATGGATCCTACGAGACGCCGGCATTAAGGCGTTCCGGCGCAAGAATTAGCGACCAGCAGGGAAGGGCGTTTAGGTCATCAAGCGGAACTGTTAACCCTCACGAAAAAATTGAGATGACCCTCAACGGCGATGATATCTCAGCAATGGTTGAAGACATTGACGCGCTTCTGAAACAAACCCCAAATTCCGCAGCACTTAAGGCTGCTAGAGAAAAGTTCTCAAAGGCCAAGACTGGTGAAAAGATCACCATGGATAAAGACGAGTACGAGCAACTCTACAAAGACATTGAGACAGCAAAAACGCAGGGCAATAGGGTCACTTCTGAACTCGCATCACTTCTTGACCAGGCAGCAGAAAGCAAAGATGGCAAGTACGTTGACCCCAACCTAAGAGGACGCGGCGGTATGGCGTCTCGTAATAATGGGGCTCCTTCAGACATTACAGAGGCAATGCAGAAGGAATACATCTTCTGGGCCAGAAATAACCCAAATCTTTTTGTCGCTCAAAGAATCCTGAAGAAGTACGACGATAACGATGGACAATTGTCCGCTAGGGACTGGAGAGCGCTTGACACTCTCTACACGAACTTAAGCCCACGTGGAGGCGGTCGTCGCTCTGGAATGAGATCTCGTTCGGGCCGTGATGCGGAAATAGAGAAACAGAAAAAAATAGACGCCGAAAGAATGCGATCAGGCTCCACCACGGGATCGGAGAGCGAAAGAATTGGCAGATCTTCAGAGGGAACTGGAGTCTCAGCCAGTGGTCTTGGAGACATTGGCATTCGTGGTGAAGGCGCAAGCCAGAGGACAGAAACACCTGGCCCTTCAGAGAAGAAATTTACAGGGAAGTCATTCAATGAAGTCCAACCAGATAACTGGGAATCTCTTGACATTGAGGAGAAGTACGACTGGCTATTCAGCAATGGCAAGCCGGAGGTTTCAGGAATGTCGCCGGCGGCCTATGAGGGCGCTCTCAAGAAGTTAATTGCGGAAGAAGAGGCTCTTGAAAAGGCCAATACCCGCAGAGCCAGAAGAGCAGGGGCGGGCCAAGATCGCGGAATGGCATCACGTGGAAGAACCCCGAGTCAAAATGCCACCTATGACTGGGTTAACAATTTAAGCAGCCCTACTGAAAAATGGCTTGAAGAAAAGAATAAAGCAACCCTTGATTCGTATAAGGAATGGAAAAAAAACCTGGGAACTATAACCCCAGGAGGACAAGCGCCAGAGATGCTCAGGGGCATGTCTTCTCGCTCCGGTGGTTCTGGTCGCCAGGGAAGAACAATGATTACCGACGAAGCAACATACTTCGGTGAGATTGAGAAGAACCTCCCAGTTGAGATAAGAAAAGCAACAGAAGCAAAAGAATCAAAAATTTCCCAAGCATTATCGCTGCTGCAGGACATTATCAAGAAACAAGAAGCATCAAAGACCGGTTCAAGAAGAACCAATACGGGAAGCATTTTTGTAACAGCCGACGAGGCTGATCGTATTCTTGATGCGCTTATGTGGGTTATTGATAGACAGGTCCAAAGAAATGGCAACGAAGAAAGAATATCTGCTTTTGCAAAACTGGTTGACAAGATGGCACAAGCCGCCATGTCAACTTTTGTAAACAGAGACACATCAGAAATCGGTTCTCGCACTACAAAAAGAACCAACAGCCGAGGAAAAGAAGTTGAGATCCCCGATGCCGGTATAGGCCTGCCAAGAGGAATGGCTTCTAGTTCTAATTTAGGCGGTTACAATAGACGCAGAACACAAGCGGCGGACAAAAAATTTGAAGACATCCTTCGTGAGGAAGTTGAAACAAAATTGACTCCAGATCAGCAGAAAAGATACAGCAAACTATACGAAGCAGAAATGGCCAAGTACGGCGGCGCTGGGCTGGCATTAAAGAGACAAGAAAAAAAAGAAATACACCAAAGAATCATGAAAGAAATTCTCGGCCAGTAAAAATTCCAAAATCTTGTCAAAGATTAAAAGAAAGATAGACTAATACAAATAATCGCATTTACTCTCTGCGCACAGCGGAGTTAGTGCTAAGTTATACTTTTACCAAGAAGTTCATATTTGTGTATTGACAGTTTTTCCTGTCTTGTCGCATAAAACCAGGAGTAAGAAAAAATGGCCGAAAAAGTTCAAGTTAGCATTGACGCCGAGGGCAACGTCCTTAAGTGTGCAAAAAACCTTGCCGGCGGCGAGTGCGGCTATACGCCTGGCGCAAAAGTGTGTGGCAAGTGTGGTGCCATGCCTATTGAAATGAAGATGGTTCCGGTTGATGCCGAGGAAAAAGGTGGCGACTGGATGATGGGCGACGAAATGATGCCGGCTAAGAAAAAGAAGAAGGGCGGCATGGCTCTTCCGGACGACCTTGCTATGGATGAGGATGAGGACGGCGAGATGATGCCGTCAAAGAAAAAGGCCATGGCTGAGGCTATGGAAGACGACGAAGAGGAAATGGACGAAGAGGAAGGCGCACCAATGCCTTCAAGCAAGAAGGCCATGAACGAGGAGATGGACGACGAAGAGGACGAAGAGGAAGACGACATGGAGGAAGAGGATTCCGACATGGCTGTTGACCTTGAGGCAGCCAAGAAGAAAAGACTTGCTTCACTTGGCGAGAAGTCCGCAGAATACGGCAAGAACGCCTACATGTGCGCCATTGAGCGCAAGGTCTACCCAGGTGGCGTTTCCGTTTGTGACGACTGCCCTGGTGGTTGTGTTTCAGAGAAGGGCATGCCAGGCCTTCTCCATGTTGAAGGCCTCGCTGAGCAGATGTTTGAGGGCAAGATCCTTGACTCGGGCTATTCGTCAGATGCCGACATGTTCGTTGTTGACGTTCAGACAAAGAGCGGCAAGGCAGTTGAGGTCTTTGTTGACGGAACAACAGCAGAAGTTCTTGGTTGGCACAAACTTGATGATTCAAACTTTGAACAGAAGTCTGCCCTTGAGTCAATGATGGTTATTGACTTCCAGGAGGCCGCTGAGATCGCAGTTAAGTCAATCCAGGGCGATGTTGTGGCTGTTGAACCAGACATCTTTGAGGGCTTTGACGCTTATGCAGTTGAGATTGAGGGCATTGACGGAAAGTCATACGATGTCTTCGTTGCCCTTGATGGCGAGGTTCTCGGCTACGACAAGTATGAGCCAGAAGAGGCCGAAGACATTGAGGCCGAGGCTGCTGAAATTGCTCTGAAGCGTGCTTTTAGCGACGAGATGCGTCAGCAGATGGCCAAAGAAGGCAATGCCCTCCCGGATGGCTCATACCCAATTGCCAGCGTTGACGATCTGAAGAACGCAATCCAGGCATTTGGAAGAGCCAAGGATAAGGAAGCCACAAAGAAGCACATCATGAAGCGCGCCCGTGCTCTCGGCCAAGAGAAGTTGATTCCAAGCAACTGGATTGGCGGAACAGAAGAGAAGTCGGCGGAACTGCCAGAAGACATCAAGGCATCGCTGATTGAATTTGAACTTCTTTCCGAAGAGGTGTCAAACCAGGAAAATAACTAAAAGAAAGCGTGCCCGCCTATGACGGGTTTCAACCAAAGAAAAATCAGGCATTACGCTAATAGTCTTTTAGAACCGAATCACGCCAAGAATGTTGATTTTCGCGCCATTCTTTTTCGCGAAAGCCTGAAGGCGTCTTCTTCTAAAGATGTCCTTGATGCGACGTACTCCATAAAGGCGGCGTCCCCATTCCAGGGTGATTCAGACAACAAAAAACGTTCACCAGCGCAAAAGGCAAAATCTCCCTACAACATTGAGTACGGTCTCGTATACGACCCTAATGCCAAGTGGGCGCCAGGCAAATACTTCAAGCACTATGTAACTGAAGAAGAGCGCAAACAAGCGATGCAGTTGGATAACCCGAATCCAAACTGGGGCTGGCTTGACGGCACTGAGGGCTCAAACACCATGCCGGTGTCAAACAGCAAAGGCGACCTGAAGGTTGTCTACGAAAAAATCACACAAAAGCCAAGAGGCGATGATTTTGAAGAAAAAGGCCTTCTTGGAAGATCAATAGGGGAAAGAAACCCAGCGGGGAAACTTGGAACCAGGGCGGCTAGGGCGTTTGGAGTAGTTGTTGATGCGCTGGGTAAGTTCAGATGCCCCCCTGGTACTCCGGCGGCCAACCAGTTCACAAACGAGCGTGGCGAAAACTGTTTTTCCATATCTGGGGTGGCCCAGGATCTTATAGCAAACAGGTTGATCGGATTCTTGGAAGGAAAGCCGAAGTCTGATTCCAAACTTGTTTCATCCCTGCTTTCCGCTGGTGTTAGTTATTCAAGAATTAGAGATGCGTACAGAAGTGATGGGTGGAGAGGTCTAGCCAGCCTTGCTTCAGCAGCACTTGAGGGCGGCGGTCTTGTTGGAGACGAATACGATGACGGTTCATATAGAACGTCCGTAATCCAAAAAGTTTTAGAAAGAGCAAAGGAAACACAGAACACTGTTTCCAGGACGAGAGCCAAGAGTGATGAGCGGAGAAAAATGGTCTCCGATTTGTTGGCAAAATACGGAATACCCGAAACTGGCGACAATTCAGATATGGTCCAACTTGTTGACGCAATGACAAGAGATGGAGTACTACACCCGCTCACTAAGGGATCAGATCTTTTTATGGGTGGAACTCTTGCTTCCCATCAAGATGAACTCTTAGAAAAAATAATGGGTGACGCCGATTTCGCGGAATACAAGCGGATGAAAACAGCGGGGGAAACTGGCCCATTAACAGATATCGCTGACATGATACTTGAGAGGGACCGTCAATACATGCGCGGCACTATTTCTGGAATTCTGCAAATGGCGCTCAGAAATCCTGACTCATACGGAAAAGTAAAATTTTCTTTAAAGCCGGAAAGAGATAAATCAGGCACTCATGCAGTATCTTTCTGGTGGGGTACTAAAAGTTTTGAAGGACATCAGATTGTTATAAACCCATACGCAGTTGCAAAAGACATCATGCCGAACCTAAAAAAAGGTGAGTCAATTCTCGTAACCGCTACTGGAGGTGATTCTCAAGAGGACCACTGGAAAGCAATCGCGGCGAAACTTGGCGATGCAGAAAGAATGAGCATTTGGGCCAGGACGCACATGACCGACCTCGCTGCAACCGTTGGCAACGGTTGGGAGGATTTTGGCGCAGAAGTAGGAATACACGAGATGGTCCATGTCCAACAGTTTGAAGCGATGATTCCAATGGTGCTTCAAATGAATGGCCACCCGGATGCAAGGTCTTATACACCAGATCAAATTAACGACGCGCTGCGCACGCTTAGCAACTGGCAAATTGGCATTTCTATGGGTGAAATCGCAAATGATCCAGACTTGACAAAAGAAGTTTTTGGTCTTGACATCTACGATCTTGTTGAAAAACGTCTTGACGCTCTTGCTGGTTCATACAGCGCAATAACACAGCAGGAAGCACTTGAGGCACTGCAGGCGGCAAACGAACTTTCTGATGAATCAGAAAAAGAAGACGCTATGTTTCTATTCGCACAAAGTGTAGCCACGGCCACATACGAAACACTTGCAGAACTTGGTACAGCGCGAGAAATGGGATTGATTGAGGGGGAGGATGTGGACGAGGCGCTTTCGTTTATGAGCCCACCTAAATATGCCCCAATATCTGTTCCGTCTTCCCCCTCGGGTCCGCTATCTCCGGACCCAACTGCACCACGACCAAGCACGCCGTCCGGCGCTCCAACTCCGATCCGCCCTGGGTCACCAGGACCCGCTGTTCCTGACCTAGTTGACTCCACGGTTAGCACAGAAGAAGTTGAAATGATGTGGGGTCTCAGACCAAGGCCTGGAAGAAAAGAAAAGACATACGACATCGTCAGAAACCGAAGAGGGAAGGTGCCTACTTTGATTCTTGACGGACGCATGACAAGAGAAGATGTTGAGGATCACATATTTGGAGAGGTGGGGGTTAACGGGAAGCGAACTGGTGGTGTTCTTGGACAGATTCGTTCAATCAGAAACATGTCCAAAAACGATACTCCTGACAAACCAACCGCCAGAGAAAGAAGAAGAATACTTAATGCCCTTCTTGACAGTTTGCCATTAGATGAAAAGGAAATAGAAAGAATTGGCCTTGATACTGGACCACTGACTGGTGAAGACAGAGAGAAACTTGAACAGACAATTGCAATACTTAGAAATGCTGTTTATGAATACAGGGAAAAAGCAGAAAAAGCAAGAGAGGCATACAGAAACTACCAAGGCGTAAGTACAGAATACGACTACGACGACTATGACGCCAACTACAGAGCCCTCCAGCGTCTTGATAATGAAGCAAGGATGTGGGACGCGCTCGCTAATAGAATAGGCAGAGGACTAGCCGCGTCTCTTGACGACATTATTGACATTAGGGACAATGGGCCATATCCTCCGTCAACTGATCGCGGTAGAAGGAGAGCCGCAGTTCCCGGCAGGACTTTTGATGTTGACGGAATGGAAATAGACAGGGACACTGGGGAAATTGTTTTTAGACGCGAAGCGCCAGCAGACACAACCCCAACAGTTGACATAACCGATGCTGATGTTGCCGGAATTGCGGAATATCAAGAGTCAATAAGAAAGCCAGAAGAAAACGCGGCTATATCCGAAGCGCTTTCCTCACCTCCGCGAACATCCATCATTTTTGGGCCGGATGGTTCTGAGTTGTTGTCTGTAATTTTGGATGACGCCGAGATTTCAAGGGCATTCAAAGAAAACGGAATGACTCCTCCGCCCGGAATTAAAACTGCTTCAAAAGAAATAGATAGATCTCGCTTGATTATTTCTGGAATTGATAGATCTGAAGTTCGCAAAGAAATAGTTGTTGACGTTGAGTTGGACATACCGGATGATGCAGAAGAATATGAGATGCGCGACATTTCAATTGCCTCACCAATAACAGACGAGATGGCCAACAGGGGAATGGCGTCCAGGGGGCGCATAACAAGTGCTGCCGGAATGCTTGCGTCAAAAAGAGCGCGTAAACTTCTTGAAAAGGCCGGTATTGACCCAGAAAGAGCAGAAACCGTTCAGGTTGTTGCTCAATTGGGAATTGCCTTTTCTATCGGTGGGCCTCCCGCTGTAGCAGCACAATTGCTACGAATGGGCTCCCGTGATGCTGCGCTAGCAGGCCTAGACAGGGCTGTTGAGAAGGGCTGGATTGAGCCGTCAACCGCTTTAAGAATACGCTCAATGATTATTGACAGAATTGCGCCAGATGGCATTCCGCAAGACGTAAAGGACGCAGTTGAAGCGTCAAAAGAAAAAGTTTGGACCCCAGAAAATAGACAAAAGGCCCAGGAGTTGGCAGACGCTGCTCACGAAAGGGTGATGGAACTCGGTGAAAGGGCTTCTGAATTTGCATCTGATGTCAGGGAAAAGGCATCAGAAGTGGCGGAAAGAGCGAAAGAAAGAGCATCAGATACAGCGGATAGAGCGAGAGATGCTGCTGGCGCTGTTGGTTCAAGACTGGGTGAAAGATTCAGAAGAAGAAGGGGTCAAGAACAGGAAATAACACCTTCCCTGTTAGACGATCCATTTTCTTCCACCCCTTCTGGTGACCCATTCCCCCTTGCCAACCCCTGGGATGACAGGTTTAAATCTCTGTATTTCAACGCCTTTACAAAGAATGTTTCTTCATTTGATAGCAAGCAACTCGGAGAAAAAAGCAGAAAGAAAAAAGTCAACCTGCTTTTGAGCCAGGGACAAAAGGCGGCCTTTACAAAATCACAAAACGGCAAAACTCAAGTCGTTCTTCCGCCGGGCAAAGTAAAAGTTACATCAAGAAACGAAGATGGCTCTATCAACGCAGAAATGAAGAGTCAGGAAAATACCGAGTCGTATTTGAAAAATGTTGAAAAGAAATTTTCAGATTTGGAAAAAAACGACAGTTTTGATGTTAGATCTCGCGCCAAAGAAACTTCAGAATACGCAAAAAGAAAAAGAGTTGAATATTCCGTACAGAAGTACATGCCTCCAAAATCTTCTGAAGCATCAAGAATGTCTCTTGAAAAAACAAATAAAATTATTGAAGACATAAACTCTTCTGGAATACCTGTTTTTAGAATCACTGATGCGTCAGAAAACAAGGAGACTATTTTTAAAGGTATTAGCGTTTTGCGCGTTATGGCAGATGAGATCATAAATACATCTGATATTGGCAAAGAGATTATTGCTATTCTTTCAAGAAATTCAGATACGCAAATTTACGAAATGATGAGAAAATTTGCCATTGACGCCCACAATTCCCTTGACAAAAGAACGCGCATATCTGTCACGAAAACAGAACTAAATCAGATCGCAAAAAACGGAAGAATTACAGTCGGTGAAAAGCCGCCTGCAGTTGAAAATTTGGCAAAGATAAAAAACATCATGAGGGGTGTTGCTAACGACTCCTACTCCCCACAGGTCGTAAATGTTGAACTGTCGCCATCATGGGTTACTGACGAAATTGAACAAAGTCTTTATATTGGTGGGACAAGAGTCGGCTCTGAAGAGTTTTACAACTCAGACAATAGAATTAAGATAGTTCTTAGGGCAGAAAACGCTCAAAGAATCGGATACGCGATCAAGCCACACGATGTTTCCCCGATCTATATCTCGCTGGCAGAAGACAACGAGGACGTAATTGTTAACGCTATTTTTGGCAATATTTCCGATGACGAAAACGAATCAGCGAAACAGATAGCCACCGTGCTCCAGGCCATGTATGACAAGAATTACTCCAATGTTTTTGGAAGTAAAGGTTCATCAAAAGTTGATGCTTTTATAGTTGGGGATATAAGCCTTGATGACATTGAGCACGTCAAGGTGCCAAACACGGTATTCGGCTATAGAGGGAGAATACCGGCTACAACGCCAATTTTTGGCGAAAAGAACATGAGGGACGCCATGAGACAGGCTGGAGTTCCAGAAGAAAAAATAACAAAGTTCTTCTCCCAAGACGGAACCATTGGTGGTGGTTTTAGCCCGAGGCACATTTCTTATTTGCTGGAAATCGCGGAGGCTCAAGAGATGAAAGAAAAACTCATATCTTCTGGATTTCCTGATGTTGTTTTCACCAACAAAGACGGGATTGACATGCTTTCCGAAGACACGTGGGGCAGGAGCGGAATGACTGGCAGCAAGAAGGGCAAGGCAAAACTTGCAGAACTTGCCATGAACGAGTTAAGTGAAATAATGAAAAAACTGTCAGAGTCAAAGCCTTCTGAGCAAAAGAAGGAGAGCGTGGCGTGAAGTCGGTTTTAGTCGCCTCAGTCGGTAAAGATTTAAAATTGTATTATGTCATTGACTCAACTTCAACTTCAAATGACGGTGTACTAGTTATTGATGGCGCGCCAAAGATTGTAAACTTCTGGGAAACCGCTATTGCGATGAGAAATCTAGTACCATTAATGAATAGCGACTTCCATAAGTACCTATGGGATGGCGGGTCTGATGAAGACAGTCAAGATAGGTGGGAAAGAATATTTATCAAAAAAACCCAGTCACTAGAAGATTCAATGACGAGGGGATTAACGATATCAACAGATGTTATGAAACAAAAGCAAAAGTCAAAATCAATCAACCAAAGAGCGTTTGATTTCAAGTCGCTACTTGTAACTCAAAACACAAGTAAAATAAGAGGAATATCCGGAAGATGAGCGAGTACGAATACAAGGCACCGCAAGACGTTTTGCTTGATCTACCCCAGGAAAGAATTACTGGAGACATACTCAAAGGACGTGGACCAAGACGCGGAAACCTTGAAAGACTTTTGCGCTACTGGAGACCAATTATGCGCAAGCCTGGCGGTTTTCGCAGATGCAAAGTAATTCTTGCAGACCACCCGGAATTGTACCCCCTGAACAACATCTGCGCCTGGCTACACCATGAGACAACTGGCTTGTGGCCAAACGAGGGGTGCCATCACCCCGGGATGAAAAACTGTAGAAAAAAACTAAAGGGCGTTGTTCGCGGATCAATATGGTCAGACGCTGAGTTTAATAAAAGAGTTACAAGAAAAGTTCGGGGACAAAACAAGAAAACAGCCCTTGTTGAAGAGCAAGATTATGATGATGTAGTCACAAATGACGACATTAAATACGCCCTTATAGTGATGAGGGACTTCCAGGAAATGGAAGGACCATTCTGCAAAATGATCGCAGACGACAACAACTGGGAAATAGAAGCAGAAGATGAGCAAACTGGCGAAACAAAGTCGCTTCCTTTTATAAGAACCAGCGAGGATTGTTGCTGATGTCCGGATGCTGTGGCGAATCAATATCTTTCGTAAAGCAGAGAACTGTACTTATTCAGTCAACCAAAAGTTTCTCTACTTCAACAAGGGCATACAAAAAGCCAATCGCCAGAAATCAAAATCTCATTGAATACAAGGCACTTGCAAAAAGAGCCGGAATAAACAAAAACTATGACGTAAAGGTTGGCTTAATCGGAACCCATTCTCCGATAGGCCAGGCTATTCAGTCAATAGGTTCTGCGGCTATTCCTGGCAATCTCAGCCCTGTAAGAAGCCCTATTAGGTCGGGCATTTTTGGGGCATTGACACCAGGAAAGCCAAGAATTCCCGGAGGCACTGGTGGGTCTAACAGGGCATATAGATGCCCAGAGGGTTACCAGTACGGAGGTCGTTTTACAGACTCCCGTCTTTCAACCTGTGGGGCAAAACTATTTGATATACCTGGTCCACTTGGAGCAGCGATAGGTGCTATCAGAAGAATCGCTCGTGGAGCGAGGGCGATAGCAGCAGCATCTACTCCGATTACAGGAGAGCCAGTGGGAGATTCCCTGGTCCAATCAAGAAAACCTCAAATCCCTAGGGTTTCAAATGCAAACCCCAAAGCAGCGAGTGTCAATGCGAGAGACATTGTTCGGCAGATGGGACAACTCAGCACTCCTGTTACAAGAATGGTCAGAAGAGACGGCTTTATTCTTGAGCCAGTCGTTCCGGCACAGGTGTTAAGAGCGATCCCGGATAACAGGGACATGGAGGGGGCCAACTACATAATGCTGGCAACCAGACTTCCTGATCTCGGTGGACAGGAACTTGGTCTTCTATCAAATACTGGCGTCACAAAATTGACATACGTTCTTCCCGGCGGGTCTTCAATCACCCTTGAAAAGAGAAGGCCGCTAACAGTTGGTGAAAGAAGAAAACTCGGCAGAACTGTGAACTCCGCCGCAAAAATCAGTATTGAAAACGACCCTACTGCACGTCTTCGGGAAGTCGTCAATCAGACAGGAGATGGCATTGGATACACGGAATCTTTTGTAAACATCAAAAACCCAAACGAAACCGTTGTCAAAAATGGCAAGTCAATACCCAAGTGGGCTGATGAAATTTACGGCAAGGGAAGAAAGGCAAGGCCTGTAGCGGAATCCGCCAGAGAAACAGATTCTGACGCAGAAATTGGGAAACTCATTACTTCAATAGACGAAGCGATTGACCACATCGCAAAAGGTGGATCCCTTTCAAAAGTTGACCCATCAATTCTTCAGCAAGCAATTACGAGAGCAAATGTTTTCAAAAGGCAAAAACTTGACTCTTCAAGGGAGATTATTACGGCCCCAGATGGAAGAAAGTACGTTCAGTACCGTTCTTCATCCAACTTTGAGCATATTGCCCAGAAGTTCTCTGCCGACATTCAGCAACATCTAGGCCTTGAAAGCCCTGACGTTTTCTTTGTCGGCACAGGAGACAGGCGTCAATACCTAACAGAAGAGGCCGGCTCAATTTTGCGCGGCTTCAATGTTGATAGAAGAAAAACGATGAAAGACTACAGTCCGGAAGATGTGGCAAAGATGCTTATATCCGACTGGCTTACAGATAGCCGTGGCAGACCTCCTGGGTCAGTAATTTCTGTTTCAAACGGAGAAGAAACAAGGCCCGTTATTTCTGACAATAGAAAATCAGGGCTTGTTGACCTTGATAAAATTTCTATAGTTGAGAGACAAAAGGCAACATTCGCTGATTTCCTTAATGCTGATGAAAATTTGGACTACAGAAGATATTTCCAGGAACTCAAGGAACAGCAAAGATTTGCCTTCAGAAAGGAAATTGAGGCTCTACTATTGAGGGCTAGAAGATTCAACTTTACTAAATTCAAGGATCGTCTTTACAGTGACGGGAAGTTGAGTTCTGCGGAAAAAGCCCACTTGAACATCATCGGCAAAATCCTTGAAACACGAATCAAGATTTACAGCAACAGCAAAGACACGCTTATGGATATTCTTGGAGCCAAAAAATGAAACAAATGGCAGTTCTTTTTGACGCAATCCGCAACGAGCGTTTTGCCATCGCTGTAAAGTCAAATGGATCCATTGAATATTTTGGCGCTGAAGGTCAGGCAAGGGAGTGGACTAACTGGGCCAACTCCGATGTAAGAAATAAGTCTGCAGAATTGCCAATGGGGATTGTTATAGGCCCATATAAGAATGTTTCTGAATTTGAAATTAATCAGGCTATTAGCAATCTTGGCTACTCTGAAATCACTAATGTCAAAGAAGTTTTTTCCTCAAAGTCGTACAGAAACGCTGGATCAGTCAAGGTTTCAAATACATCGCGTGTTCCCTCAGTTTACGACACGCCCGTCTACCACTTTCCAGACTCAAAGTACGCAAATGCTGTTAATTACAAAGCACTCGCTTTTAGAGCAAACATTAAGCAGGCAAGCGCCCTGTATGAAGCAAGGGTAAATAACTATGTGTTTAATGCAGATAAAAACCACTTCATTGCAAAGCCTGGAAGCCTAGAAGAAAAGACGCTGCGCCCAAGATTTGAATCCTCAATGACAAGAGGAATTGAGAGAAGACTTGGCAGGAAAATTCTTAGAAGCATGGAAGAAATTCCAGTTAGAACCAAGACTGGAATTATCCACGAACTTGAAACAAAGTCTCTTGACTTTGAGTTCAAATCAATCGGCCAAAGAATAGGCGGCGGAACTAGAGGCGCTAGAAGGGCGGCAAGATTTGCTTCAGCAACTTTTGACCCCAATGCATGGGACGGTGATGGCGACGGGATAGTGCAAGAGGGAACGCCATTCCAAAGACCAGCAATTCCTGGTGTTAATGATCGCTCAACCCGTGGCAATGTTGACGTTTCTGCGGCAACTAGGGCATGGGAAAACTCGGGTAGTTCGGCAGAAAGAGGCTCAATCGCCAGAACTCCATCAAGAGCAAGAACGGAGTCTGCTCAAGTCCAACAGGTTGAGCGCGGCATGGCATCTCGCGCCGAAAGGGCCAAAAAGAAATCTAAGCGCAGAGCAGTACCAGGAAAAGACAAGGTTTCGGAAACAGACGGTCAATGGTGGGCTCAACTCGGTGACGAGCAGAGAAAAACCGTTGTTGAAAACTTGAGAAATAGGCTCACTGACCTTGAGGCCCTAGCCAAGGGGTCAAAGAAGGGGGCATACGGTCTCCTGACAAGCGATGGTGGCTGGTGGCAGGGATGGCTTGATGCAAACAGGGGCGTAAAAGACGGAGACGGTAAGCCATTTGAATTCGGGAGCAAGATCAGAGGTGCCGCACTTGCCGACCTCGGAACCGAAATCATGGACATCATTGATGACATTGACGCAAATAAAAATCTTGATGACAACAAGAAGGCGCAAGAGAAGCAAAAATATCAAAGGCTTCTTGACGATATAAAAACATTGGCTCAGATGGATGAGTCTGATGACTTTTCACTTCTTGAACATCTGCACCCAGCATCAAGAAGGGCAGGGCTTGGAGATGCGGGTAAAAGCGCAACAGGTTACAAAAAAGTTGACGGCAAAGTTCCTGCTGGCCTTGGAGACCCCAAAACTGTTTCTAGTATTCATGGAAGAACTGGCGGCGCTGTTGTTGACGAAACAAAAGCAAAAGTCAAGAAGCGCGATCCAAAACTTAAGAACTTGGTGAGACGCCTAAGCGAAGAAAATCCAGAAAGAGCGCGCAGAAGAGCGCAGAGAAGAGCGAGAAGGGCTGGCGCTAACGTCGGCGGATTCACTGTAGATAGAGAAAATACAAAAGAGAAGACAAAGAGAAGAATAAGAAAAGCAAAAAGACAACTTGCTAGAAGAAAAACAAGATCAAATATTGAAGCAATTGCGCGTGATGCTGCAAAAAACAAACTCAAAGCGGTTGGTATTAGAAAAGGTCCAGATGGAAATCAGATTGAAACAAGCGGCTACGTTTCAAGGGATGCTGATGGAAAAATAATTTTCACCAAAGAAGGCGTGAGTGCAGTTTTTGAAGCACTTTCTATCTATAGAAGAGAAAAGAAACCAAAGTCTTCAAAAGAAAATAGAGAAGCAACATTTATTGCCTCTTTGTGGGACGCTATTGGTTTTAATGGAACACCACATCTAGTAAAAGATGAAGAAATTCCTTTGCTTGTTAATGCCGGATGGAAGCCGATCAGGAGAGGTCACGGGGAAGAAAGATGGGCTGACGAATGGCTTTACGACCCAGAAAGGTTTGTTACTGGCCAGAAAGGCGAGGCTGCTGGCCCTGGCGAATACTGGGCGACACAAGATGGCGGCTGGAGGGAAAGTTCATATTGGGGTGGCCCTAGTGAAAAGGGCGGAACATTCGCATGGCTGTCGCCTTCTGCAAAAACCATCAAACAGGATAAATTGAGACAAGAAAGGCAGAACGCCAACAAACTTGACACTTTTTCTGATGGATTAATAAAGATACTGGGCGGCAAAGGCGATCAGATTGACAAAGATTCCCTATTGATGGAATATGACCGCGCGCGCTCGGGAGATGGCGAGTTTGCATCGGGATCGCAAATCTGGGATACCGAAATGGGTCAAGTTTATTCGCAGTTGTTTGAACTTCTGCGCAATGGCGACCTGACAACATCGCAACTTCAAAATGCGCTAGACGGATTGAGTCAGGCCGCCAAGCATGAAAACTATCTAGCACCTATCCTTGGATATGACGCTATTGAGGTTGATGACAGAGTTTTGGTTATGAACAGGGCTGCTCTTGTTGCTCTTGACAGACCAGTTTCAATCAATGAAGCGCTTGAAATCGGCAAAAACATTGAACCGCCGCAAGTTCCAAGCCCCCCCGCGCAAAGCAGGGCGCCGAGAGTTAATGGACGCCTACAGGTTGACAGCCTGAAATTCGTTGGCGGGCCACTTGGTTCACAGGCGGCCGGGCAGTATGAAGATCCGGCAACAGGTGAGCGCTTCTACGTAAAGTCGCCACGCACAAAACTGCATGGCGAAGTAGAAGTTCTAGGATCAAAACTTGTTGAAATGTTAGGTCTCAATGGGGTCAGAATGGGCTTCGCAGATCTCAAGGGTCAAGAAGCAATAGCAAGCACTATGCTTCCAGTACGAAGCGGAAAGCCCGACGACCCTGCTTTTAAAAAGAAAGTCCGCGAAATGTTTGTCGGCCTAGCATGGCTGGGGAATAGGGACACAACCGGAAATCTTTCAAACCTGAAAATGGATAGCAAGGGAAACCCGATCATCATAGATCATGGGGATTCAACGATCTTCCGTGCGAGAGGGGACAGAAAGACTGACTGGGGAACAGAAGTGGGTGAAATGTTTTCACTCAGAGACCCCAGCATAAACCGGGGCGGCGCTACTTATTTCGGTGATATTTCTGAAAAAGAAATAGCAGATCAAGTTAAGGCCATAGGGAAAATCAGTGATAAACAAATCATGGACCTAGTCAACTCAACCATTTCAGATCCCGCCGAAGCGAAGCAAATCGCGGATACGCTAATCGCCAGAAGGGACTGGTTGACCACCAACTGGTCCAAGGGGAGAAAGGCCTGACATGGACGGCAACAGAATCGGAGACATGGAGAAAGCACATATTGAGTTTTCTGTTATCGCTCAATACCCACCATTTTCAATATCGCTCAAAAAACAGCGCCCATACCTTGAGGACCTCAATAAGGAAGAAGCCCGAATTGTTTCGGAGTGGAAAGAGGGGAATCCTGACGCATTCAGGAGGATGTTCTCCACTCTTGAGGCTAAGTGGCAAGACGACATAGATGAAGCGCGCCTGTACCAGAAGCGTTTTAATTCACCAACAGAGGCCTGGGAATATTACGTCAAAGAAAACAGTCTTGACGAAATGGACAGGGACGTTCCACTCCGTCCATAGTTATGCATACAGAACTCCAGAAAAAAGTAGCAGCCCTGCGAGGAGCCATTTCACTTGGCTGCACGGGGGCACATAAGTCGGCTTCTGGAGACTGGTTACCGTGTTCAACGCCGGGAGAATTGCTGCAAGCGGCTTTCGGTGACGAGATAAAGTCACGCATCACCCCAGGCGATATTGAGTCATGGCGTTCAAGGAGAAAAAAGCGCGGCAAGAGAAGAAAAAGACGCGATAACTGGGAGAAACTGGGCGAACGCGGCGTGGCAGGCATTGACCGCATATCAACTGGCCTAGTATCTGCTGTCACCGGTGGTTCAAGGCCCCCAATTACCAATGGTTATGTTGCTCCGGCAGGAATGTCTACAAAATCTGCTCAACAGGCGTTCAATCCCCGAGACGACGACGACGATGTTTACTTTGACATTGAGTCTGCGAGAAAAAGATCAAGGCAACTCGGGTGTATAGGCGTCAGTAGGCGCGTGTCTAAGTCTGGCAAAACCGTGTGGATGCCGTGTACAAATATGTCCGACTACGCAAGACTAACTGGTTCAACTGCGCTAGGCAGAAGACATATCCAAAATGCAGCGCGCGGAGTAGTTAGAACCGTAGTGAGGGAAGAACTCAAAAGACGCAAAAAAAGCATTTATGAAGAACTTTCTAACAAGTCAATAGGAAGAAGGATCGGCAGAGCAGCCGGCAGAGTTGAGCCATTTGACCCAAATGCGATTGATGGGGATGAGGACGGCGTAGTTCAAGATGGAACGCCATTTGAGCGTCCAGCAACACCATCCGCGCCAAAGATTGAAAATCCGGTTGAAAGAGATGCAACAGAGAATGATATTGATTCAGTGAGGAACTGGATTGAAAAATCGTCCACAGATGACCGCGAAGCACTTCGTGGTGACCCAATTGAAATGTTTGACGCCATCCCAGGGCAGAGAGGCATGGCCTCTTTTTCGGTTGGCGACAGAGGGTCAAGACGTTCAACAAAAAGACCAAGACCACAGCAAAAACCGCAAAAAATCAGCGGAATGGAGAACCGGGAAGCCAGCCAAACTAACCCGTTTAGGAATATGGGTGGAAGGGCTATGGGTCAGATCATACGTGGTCTTGTAAAGCCTGAAAACAAGGGCAAAAAAGATAGGACTGCATACATTATCGGAGGAAACATCGGCTCCGGAAAAACTACAGTCCTTGAGGGGCACCTAGTACCGCAGGGTCTTGTGCCGGGAGTTGAGGAAGCAGCAACCATAGACCCCGACTTCATTAAACTTGGGCTGCGTGGATATGACGACGGCGCAGGCGCAAGAATGGTGCATCGCGACTCACAAAAGGCGACAGACAAGACAATCGTTGACGCGGCCGCTGAAGGTGCTGATCTGGTCATAACCGGGAGTGGTGCGAGTCGCCAAAGACAGCACATAAGAGAAGCAAAGGCGCGCGGCGAAAGGGTTGTTGGGCACTATGTCCACGTTCCCAAAGAAGAAGCGGCAAAAAGAATTAGATCAAGAGCACAGAGGGACGGACGCCAGATAGACGACAACACTGGGCATATGGCTAGAAGTATTCCGCAAATGGTTTCTTCCGCAGTTAATGCTGGCGATATGGACGAATTTTATCTCTGGGACAACGATGTGCCTGAAGGTGGAACACCAAGACTTATAGCATCAAGCGTTGACGGAGAACTATCAATCATTGACCAAGACAAATTTGACGAATTCATGATGGGCAATGAAATAATAAGTGCAAAGCGGACAAGGGGAATGGCGTCTAGGGCTACTTCGCTCAACGGGGAAGAGACAGCAAAGGCGCTTAAGGACATGGGTCTTGAGGTATCAATGGTCGGGGATATAATAGTAGAACTTCCCAAAGGTACGGCTATTAGGAAATACTACGAAGAATACGTTTTGCCACGCTTAGTAGTGCAGTTCGGAAGAACTCATACGCATGCTTCACGTAAAGATAAACCAGGTGTCCCAATCGTTGAGGACGTAAATAAACTTCTTGGATTGGGGATTGACAAAAGGGAAATCTCGGATAAAAGATATCGTAAAAGAATGAAGGAAATTATTCTTTCTGATGATCGCCAGGTTTTTATTCCCCTGTTCTCTAACGCTCCGATCAATGGCCCAAGGGGCGAACAAAGATTTGGGGACCTGGACATCGCGGATCAAGGAATTTCTATTGACATAGACAGCGATTCCATAGTCTTAGATAGCATTGCCAAAAAAGTTGGTGTGTCAAGAGAAGATATAGACTCATTAATTGCCGGGGGGATTTCTGTTGGGCAACTGCAAGAAATGTCAATAGACGAAATAAAAGATTATCTAAAATTAATCTAAAGAAAACTAGTCATACTTGCGCTAGCGCCCGACAAAATAGCGTTATTATTTCTCAATAGGGCTGGGTGCTCACCTGGGCCAGCAAAAACATCCAACCCATCAATCTTCACAGTAGGAGAAGAAAAAATGTCAGATCAAGCAAGACTAGGCGAACTTCAGGCGGCGCTCCGCCAGAAGATGGCAGACAACAAGGCCATCGCGGATTCGTTCCGCGTTGAGGATGGCACCGTTGTTGTGTCAACGCAGCAGAAGAGCGCCTTTGACAAGAACATGCAGGACATCAAGGAAATCAAGGGCCTCATTGAGGGCATTGAGGCCATGAACACCGTGGAGCAGTGGGGCTCAGAGGCCCCAGCAGAGTCAGTCGCCGCTGCGGCTGCCGCTGGCTACTCGGTGAAGGGTCTTGACCGTTCCGCTTCGGTTGGCGAACTGTTCCTTGCCTCGGCAGAGTTCAAGTCGCTGAACGGCGGTCGTAACGGCGCAAACATGCCTTCGCCATTCCAGTTGGGCGCTTCGCTCACCACGCACGGCGCTTACAACGTGAAGGACGTCTACTCGGCAATTCCATCAGGTACGCCAGGATCGTTCGGCACCATCCAGCGTGACCCAATCGTCGTTCCTCCAATGCGAGTGAAGAGAGTGCGCGACCTGTTCCCAACCCGCACCACCACGGCTGCGGTGATTGAGTACTTCCGCATGCTCGGCTTCACCACCGCTGGTGGCGGCACGAACAATGCTGCGACAGTCGCTGAGCGCAACTCGGGCAACACGGCGTTTGCCGCGAAGCCACAGTCGGGAATGGTGTTTGAGGGCCATCAGGCTCCAGTGCGCACGATTGCTCACTGGGAGGCTGCGCACCGCAACGTCCTGGCCGACGAGCCACAACTTCGGTCAATCATTGACAACGAGTTGATGTACGGCCTGCGCCTGCAGGAAGATGCCCAGATCCTCTCTGGCGACGGCACTGGTGAGAACCTGACCGGCGTTCTTGAGACCTCAGGCATCCAGGAGTACAACTGGTCATCAGGCGCCACTCTTCCAGTGGCGGACACTAAGGCTGATGCGATCCGTCGTGCGGCTACCCTCTCGTTCCTGGCTTACTACGAGCCATCAGGCGTGGTTCTCCACCCGAACGACTGGGAAGACATTGAGTTGACCAAGGACTCGCAGGGCCAGTACCTGGTCGCCGTGTCCGTGGCACTCGGTGGCGAGCCTCGCGTGTGGAGACTGCCAGTCGTTGAGACCCCAGCAATCCCAGAGGGAACCGCTCTCGTCGGTGCCTTCGGTACGGGCGCGCAACTCTACGACCGCGAGCAGGCGAGCATCCGCATCTCCGAGCAGCACTCAGACTTCTTCGTCCGCAACGCCATCGTGGTGCTCGCTGAGCAGCGCCTGGCCCTCGCGGTGAAGCGTCCAGAGTCGTTCGTGAAGGTGAACTTTGACGGAGCACCAACCGTCTGATTAAGACCGCTCCTTAGGCAGGACCCCGGGGAACCCAAGTAGGGAACCCCGGGGTTTTGCATATATCGGATAGAATAATAAAAAGTCAAATTAAGAATGGAAATTAAAAGTGCCACGCGGTAACAAAGACGACCACTTTGACGAGTATGTTAAATACGTCCAAAACTCAAGAGGCGTTCCTGACGAGTTTGATGTTTGGGCTCTTGATAACGGGATAAAATTGCCACCCAAGAAGCAGAAAAGAGAGCAAAGAGACGACGATGACTACGCCGAGTGAAGACATCTTCAAGGAAAAACCAGAAGATGTGAGAAAGATCCTAAAAGATATCTCTATCGGAATGAGCGCCGAAGAGTTGATGAAAATTGAAAAGAACATCAATGTTGACAAGATCAACAGCGCCGACAACCCCTGGAGAAATTGATGCATTACGACCCTAGCGCCGACCCAAAAGTTATTGCAAAGGCAAGGCAGCAGGAACAAGACGGCACAAAAAAGGCTCAGCAGGCAATGATCCTTACTGGGTTCATGCCAATAGAAGAGGTCTTTGAGAAGATGTTCGGAGCAAAGTTGGAGATAGACGAAGAGGACACGAACGTATGAATGCCATTATCAACATCTACGAAGACAGCAAATGGCCAGTTTTTGATCCCAAGTATGCCCTGGAACTAAAGAGCGAATACCCAGAAATCTGGGTCAAGGGCGGCGGTTCTGTTTCTGACTATGCAAACACAGTTCTTCTAGACATTATTGACAACGGCGGGATCGCGGAGACTCCTGAGCAAGTTGAAATACTTGAGATGAGAGAGGCCTACCTAAACCGGCAGGCAAAGAATCTTTCAGTCGCTGGAGACATAGGAAGAGTCAAGTGGCTGGGGACGCTTGATAGTGAATCCATTATGAAGAAGTCAATCAACCAGGAAGTTTCGCGCTTTCACCAGAGAAGTGAATGGATTGAGACCAAGTCCGCAAAACTAAGAGACCCAAAGGGTGGGCTTACTGCCGCCGGAAGAAAGCACTTCAAGAAAAAAGAAGGTGCGAATCTCAAGCCCGGCGTAAAGGGTCCTGCAAATACTCCGGAAAAGATGCGCCGCAAGGGATCATTTCTAACTAGATTTTTCACGAATCCTTCCGGTCCGATGACAGACGAAAAGGGCAGGCCAACACGGCTAGCGCTATCTGCCGCCGCATGGGGAGAGCCAGTCCCCAAGAATGCTGCCGACGCGGCGAAACTTGCGGCAAAGGGAAGAAGAATGCTTGAACGCTATGAGAGAACAAAGAAGAAAAAATGAGCGACAACATTGACGGCCTCAAGAAGAGGCAGATTGAAATGTACGAAATGTTTGAGGAAATTGCCGAGAAGTACGGCAAGTGGGACCAGGGCAACGGAGCAAACGGCGCCCACTATATGGATAAGCATCCATTTGTAAAAGACGGCATGGTTTGCTCTAATTGTTCCTTTTTTATTGGCGGAAGAGCATGTGAAATCGTATCTGGGGACATCGCCCCAGAAGCGATCTGCAAACTTTGGGTTATTAAAGAGTCTCTTCTTAAAAAGTAACTACTTAGAGTTCTCTTTTACAAACTTGACTTCACAGGCATCTGTTGTACAGTAAGCCTCTCCGATGGCGTCGTGCGCCATGCCGCCGTAAACGCCGGAGAAGTCAATCTCAAACAACTCACCTATATATGAGTTGTACTCTTCTTCCGTGATTTGCGTGTACGGCATTTGCGGATACGTGTGGTTACCCTGAGGTAAAAACGAGACAGTCTTAAGTTGGCCGTCATACATATGGAGTACAGTGCCCACATGTTCCTTTTCTTTTTCCGCATCAAAAGAAATGGTAACAGAAACGGAGTTGTCCGACCAGTAACGCTGGGCGACTGCGGCAAGTGACATCTTTTCAAAGATTGTTACGTCAACTTCAGACCTGAGAGCGTCTGATTTGATAGGGAAGAAAACAACTGACGTAGTTTCCGGGGACTCGGAAGCCTGCTCAACCCTATAGTTGGCCATCTTGAAAAGCGGAAGCATCGGATCGTCGTTGGCAAACCTGATTGCCCGCAGGAAATAGCGGCCGCCTGGCGTCCAGTGAACACCGGGGGACTCGCCGGCAAGAATTGAAACAGTCCCAGATGGCTTGATAGTCGTCATCTTGATTGACTCACGAATTCCGAGCCACTCCGAGTAGAGGACATCATATGACTTCACCACTGAGTATCCCTGATCCATCCACTCGCGCAAAACTGGCATGCCACGGTTGTCGGCAAAGTTTGCAACACCCGACATTGACGCCCCAATGCGCCTATTGCGCTGCATGATCGCATTCGTCTCTTCCCAGTGTGTTGGGAGAAGAGTGACAGTCTTGGCATAAAGATACGCGAACTTCAGTGTGCGCTTGTAGTCGTCCAATGATTCGTGCCTATTGAGATACGTCTCAACCAGAGTGCAGCACTCATATGACTCAAGTGATTGTTCAGCACATGGGTTATATCCCGCAACTCGCCAGTCTTTGTTGTTTGCCGGGTCAGCGAGTCTGCCGTACTTTCTGGACATATCAAGCCAGATAACTCCAGGCTCTCCATTGAGGGCAATTCCATCAACGATATTGGAAAGGTCTGCGCCGACATGGGTTTCAACGGAGTTGTTTGACATCCAGCCCCAGCCGGGATTGTCGGAGTCATATGAGTTGCGTTCTGGAAAAACCGATGAATTCTTGAGGTTGAGGAAATCTTCGTCGTCGGCAGAGCCGATCAGAAGTTCCGCAGAGCGCCTGACGTTCCCAGAAACAACGCAAACGCCGATCATGTTGCCGATGTCTGCGATATCAACCTTTGTAAGTTTCTGGCCATCGCGTCCAGTGAACATCTTTCTGATGTGGCTGTGCAATTTCTCAAGAGGGGCGGAACCCGCTGCTGTACCACCGAATGTCTTGATCGGAGTACCGGCAGGGCGTATTTGAGAGTAATCAAACTCAACAATGTTCTGGTCTGGCTTGAGGTATGAATTGAGGAGTAGGACGAGAGAGGAAACCCAACCCTCACGGCTGTCTTCAATCACTTCGGTAATCACGTCCTTCTTTGGCTCGCAAATAGTGAAGTCCTTCTCGGCTCCCTTGTTGTCAAAACCAACACCAACGCCAAGCATTGATGCCTCCATGAGGAATGCAAAAGGCTTGGCTGGATTGTTCTTTGTCATTTCGGCAGTGGAAACAAATGCGCAGTTCTGAAGGGCGGCGGAGTTCTTGTGAACGTTTACAAGCGGCGTACCCATAACCCAAAGGCCGCGCCCAGGAGGTGTCCACTTCAGGTGGAACAATCTGTCAAAAGCCTCTTTTGCTGAAGCCTGTGCTTTAGCGTCATTCCATGGCAAACGGTTGGTCTTGCAGTGCTCTTTCTGCAGTGAGTACATGCCATTGATGACACGCTCGCACACATCAACCCAGGTTTCCTTTGTTCCGTCCTCCTTGAGTCTGGAATACGTGCGGAGGAACGTTATTTCACCAACAGAGTTGCCACCAACGTCGGAATAGCCAAAGGGTGGTTTTTTGTCCTTGTAACCAGAGACAAATTCCTCGCTAAGACGAAAAGAGAAAATAGAGGACACCTTTAACTTCTTTCTGAACCAAAATAACGCTAGGGAATCAATAATACAGGAGTGCTGGCCCGTGCCTCAGTCAAAGAATTCCCAAATCACGAGCCTCGTCAACGGTCACGTAAGAGCCCTTGTGATGCTTGACAACTTTCGCTTTTGTGAACGGAGTGATTTGACGCTCTTCGTAGATTGTTTCCTCAATGAGGACTGTTTTTTCAACCATCAAGTTCTCAATCAACCCGCCAAGGCCTATTATTTTTTGCGGAGGAGGAGAGTCTCCGGTACAATCACCAGTCGGGTGACCACAGACTGGACAAGGAGAACGATCAGCCCTTATAATTGAAACGCTATCACCGAGTCTCTCAGTGTTTGGGTCTCGGAAGGCTGACATAAGACAATCTTAACACGCCCCCGTCGTCTACTGGTTAGGACCCGACTCTTATAAAGTCGTTAAGGTGGTTCAATTCCACCCGGGGGTACTAGTCCACAATTTGGACGTGAAAACCCATTTTTAAGAGCCGCTCAATGACCTCTGATTCATCATACTCTCCTAGGTAGTAGGTTTCATTGAGAGTTTTGTAGAGCATCGCCGGATAACTGCGGTCTCTTAGGACATTCATTGCCCCCTGTGGGTAAACACTGAGGCGACCGAAGTTCACTCTTTTCTTTTCCCCGTACTTATAGGGGAGAGAAACAAGCGAAACCATCGGGGAAGTGTCTAGATGATCTTTGGGAATTTCAACATGCGTCACCGTAAGGCACTCATTTACCGTGTCGCCCTGCTCCACGAAAGCCTTGGCTAAATCAAGTCCTTTTGTTTTTGCGAGGTCGTTGGAACAGTAGCCTTCGGCAATCATGGAAATAGCGTCTACTTCCCAGTA